CCGCTGAGCCATCAGTTGGCTCAGTTCGCGCTCAATCCTCTCCTCGGCGGCCTGCCGCGCTTCGGTCCGTGCGTTGAGCGCCAGCTGCTTCGTGGCAATCAGTTCAGTGAGCACGGCCTGACAGAACGCTTCCAGCTTCGCCCGGTCACTCTCAGCCCGCTGGGCCTGCCGCCGTCCCGCCCGGTTGACGACTTCGGACATCGGGCGGGACGGTGATAGAACGGCGCTGAGCGCTTTCAAATCTAGGGGTTTACCGTTCGGTTCGATCATTGAGCCACCGCCAAGATCGCGAACCACGGGCTCGCGCTGAAGCGATACTGCGTCCGCGACGGCAGCTCGACGCAGTCCCAGCATTTCTTGAAGAAGTACCGTCCACGCACCCCGACGACGAGCGGCGCGGTCACCCATCCGCTCGACTGCTGCACCACGATCTCGTTCTTCGCGAGCCGGAAACCGAGAGGCGGCGAGAGCCACACCGGCAGGTTGCCGTAGTCGACGTGACGGGCACGGCCGATCTTTCCTTTCAGGACAGAGTCGACGCGGATGCGGACGTTCCACCACGCGTGCTGCGGACCGAGGAGGTTGATCCCCGTCATCGCGCCGCCCTCGGCGACCATCGTGTCGGGCGTGCCGTCGACGACGAGGTCGGCTTCGGCCATCGCTCTCGCGTACGTTGAGTCGGGCACGGCGGCATACGGCAGGGCAGGGGCGGTCTGCGGGACGAACCGCCCGCAGCCGACGGCGAACGAGAGCGCGATCAGCGCTCCATACGCTCGCGCGAGTGCTTGGACGACTCGACGGCCACCCCCTGCTCGTGCGCTCTGGCGAGCGCCGCGGCGCGGCTCGACGAGTCGTCCGGATCGTACGTGTAGCACTTGCCTTCCTCCCCCCAGCGGTAGCCGGGCTTACCATCGATGCTGCAGCGCTCGACCGGCACCGTTATGCCGCGATGTTGAGGCTGAGCCCCGACACGGACACCACCGCCCCGGACTGGAAGTTGACCGAGTTGAAGTTGATGTCCGATCCGGACGTGCCGACCGATAGGTCGATGATCCGCGTCCCGTCGTTCTTCGTGAGCGTCGCCCAGACCGCCGTGCCCGTGGCGTCGGCGCTCGAGTCGTCCGTGATCGTGTTGATGGTGATCGTCCCGTTCGAGGCGGCGCCGAACGCGGTGGCCGAGAGGGTAAGCTGCGCGAGCAGCGTGTTGGCCGTCGACGTCGCCGTCTGCGCGTTGGCCGGCTGCGTGCCCGAGTAGATCTTGAGGAACCCGGTCGCCGACGTCCCGATCTGCCCGTTGATCTGGTCGAGCATCGCGTTCCGGGCAGCCGTCGCGATGTGGAGGTTGCTGGCCATCTGTCTCCTCGGACGTCGTCGTTGAGTTCATGATCTTGGGAACACCGGGCACCATATCGAAAGGTACTCTCAGATGCCAGCCACGGCGCCGACGCCCGACTCCCCTTCTCCGAACGACGGCGCCTGGCTGGCCTGCCTGACCCAGTTCCAGTAGACCCATGCGTCGCCCTTGTCCGGGCTTCGGCCGAGCCGCTCCTTCAGCTTCTCCTTCGGCTCGATGATGATGTTCTTGTTGCGCGTGCCCCACGTGACGACGAGGAGGTCTTCCCACAGCTCCTCGTCCGCCGGGATCGCGACGCGCCCCTGGCTCAGGTCCTTCCGCGCCTGCCAGTACATCTGGCCCCGGAGGTTCTGGAACGTCTCGCCGTCTTCGGCGTAGACTTCCCACATGGCCTCGCCGCCGTTCAGCCCGACGACGCGGGCGCCGAGGCGGCGGAGCTCGTTCAGCGCGCCGACGCCGATGCCGACCGGGTCGACCCCGACGCGCCGCGGGCGCACCATCCCGCTCGCGATGTACGGGTAGATCTCCTGCCGCGCGTAGACGTTCACGTCCGGGCACTGCTTGCTCTTCACCTCGATCGTCACGGCGCCGCGGCCGTACACGATCGACGCCTTATCGCCCGCGCGTGAGTTCGCGAGGTCGGCACCGAGCGCGGCCTCGCCCCGCGACATGAGCTCCTGCAGCTTCTCGGCCGGGAACGTCGAGCAGGCGACGAGCCACTCGCGGCGGATCAGCGCGTCGAAGGCCTCGCTCGGCGCGATCCCGCGCACCCGCGAGCGGTAGATCGGGTCGTCTTCGCCGTACTTCGCCTTCATGTCCTCGACCATCTTCCGGCTCGTCGCCCCGGGGATGATCTGCGCGTCGTCGGCCACGACGTTCGGGTGGTCGAGCGCCGACGCGCGGATCGCCACGACGGACGGGTCGCGGCTCACGCGCGCGAGCGCGTCGAGCTCCGAGTCGGGGTTGCCGAAGAAGAGGCGGAGGTTGTGCGGCGCCGTGCAGGTGAGCTCGATCGCGTTCAGGATCGGGTCGGGCACGCCGGTCGTCTCCTCGACGATGAAGAGCATGTGCTCGGCGTGGAACCCGCGCGCGCGGTTCGCGACGGTCTCGTCGGCGGCGACTCCGCACGGAAACCCGACGGCGCCCCACCCGACGGAGTCGGCCATCTCCGCGCCGTCTAGGTGGGCTTGCGGCCGCATGCGGATGCGCAGCTGACCGAGCTCGGCCTGCGGGTGCAGCTTCTTGAACAGCGGCCAGAGCCGGCCGATCTCTTTCCAGATGTGGAGGGCGAGCTGGTCCTGCTTCGGCGCGATCGTGATGACCTGCGCGCCCTCCCAGCAGTCGAGGAACCAGAGGGCCAGCAGCGCGCCGTTGAACGTCTTCCCGACCCCCGTCGCGCTCGACACCGCGACGTTGTGGTTCTCGGCGAGCGCCTTCGCGGCGGCGAGGAGCGGCTCCTTCGTCCCGTCCCACACGTGGCCGAGGTACTTCTGGTACGCGTAGCGTCCCCAGGCCTTCATCGGGACCTTCAGGCGCTCGCGGGCCCACTTGTACGGGTCGGCGCGCCACGACGGCTTGATCTTCTCGTCGTGCGCGATGAAGCTCTCGCCCGAGCCGACGCGGTCGATCAGGCGGTCGAGAGCGGAGAGGACGGGGGAAGTCACGTCCAGCACTCGCCGACGAGCCGCCAGAGCACGACGACGGCGAGCGTCCAGTTCATCCGGGGGTGGCAGCGCGCGCCGGCCAGCCGCACGAAGGCCCGACGAGGCAGGAGCTCGTCGTCCCCGTCGAGGCCGAGGAGCGCGAGCACCGCGTCCTCCTCGAGCGGGTCGAGGCCGAGCGCGCGGATGGCGGGGAGGTACTTCCGGGTCTCGCGCCGAAAGTCTTCGAGCGCATACGGGTTGCGCTCGACCCACGCGCGCCAGTCGAGCACCTCGCGCACGCGCGGGTCGCTAGTCCACGGGCTCTGAGTCCCGGTCCACCTCGCCCGAGGCCTGCGCGTCATCCCCAGCTTCGGCCACAGCGTCGAAGGCAGCCGGTAGGCGGAGGACCTTTCCTGCTCTTGGATCATTCTGTCCTTCACGGTTGAATCGCAGCCGCAGCTCCTGCAGCAGCTTCAGCTGGAGCTCGCGGGTCGGCAGCACGGACTCGATCGCGCCCTGGAGGTCGTTGAACAGGATGATGAGCTGCGCCATCGGGATCGACACCTGCAGCAGCTTCTCCCGCTCGAGCTCGGTCTGCGTGAGCCGGCGCCGCCGGTCGATCAGGGGCGTGAGGTCGTCCCACAGGGCATAGTCGTCGAGCCCGCGGTTGACCCGCTCGCCGAGCTCGGACACGAGCGTGCGCAGCTTCTCGAGGTCGACGTCCTTGTCGTCATCCACCATCAGGGAGTCTTTCAGCTTGTCGGCGACGACCCCGACGCGCCTCCATCCGTCGCGCGTCTCGCCGGAAGCCTTATGTCGCTCCTCGAGCTCGTGGATGCGGAGGTCGATCTTCACGAGCTCCTGGCGGAGGCTCGTGAGCTCGGGGTCGAGCAACGCCTCTTCGAACTCCGTGAGGCGGCGCTTCGACAGGACTCTCGTCCACCCGCGACGGAAATGACGCTGGCCCACCTCGGAAGCTGTTCGCGGACTCATGGTGAACGAGTAACCGGTCGTACTCAGAGAAGCCAGCGGGTTTCGTTCTAGGCTATACATGGAAAAGGTCAATAGGAAAAAAAATCAGCGCTGTATTTTCCTTTTATTGGCACTCTCCTATATAGAGTACATGAACGAATCTTTTCACGAGCCCGCCCCCTGAGCTCATCGTGGACCGACGCGTCGCTGGGAATTATATTGCGTACATGCCAGCCACGTCGCAGCACCGCGCGGTCCTCGCGCCCGAGGTCGTCCAGCAGCTCAAGCAGCTGTTCGGGACGGCGCGCAACGTCCACGAGCGTCTCGGCCTCCACCCTCTCGTCGACCTCGCCGAGGTGTCCCGGGCGCTCAGCGGGTACAAGATCAAGGCGTTCTCCGAGGTCACGATCCTCCGCCGCTGGGCCGCCTGGCGCGCGCTGTTCCTCGCCTCGCCCCCGTCCGGCGTGTCCGACCGCGTCCGCTCCGACTGGGAGGCCGGCGACGTCTACGACCCGCGCGCCTACGACCCGGCGCTCGACCGGCTCGTGCTCCCGGTCGGCCGGTTCACCTTCATCCCGACCAACGACTCATGAGTTTGTGCGTCATCGTTTTTGGGAATGATCGTTCCCGATTCGGGAACGGAGGAAAGCGGCGGCGACGCAGATGAGCGACACGATCACGTGCGGCACGTGCGGCTTCGTCCGTGCGAACGTCGGGCGGGTCGTCCCCTGCCCGCGCTGCCACGGCATCCCCGCGCTCTGGGACGTGCTCCGGCGTCTCGAGGCGCTCGAGGCCGACCTCGCGCGGGTCGAGCGCGCGCTCGCCGCGTCGCCGGGGCGCCGCGCCCGATGAGCGAGCACCACGTCCTCACCCGCTGGGCCGTGTGCCTCGACCGCGGCATCCTGTTCCGCCCGACGCAGCTCGTCCAGGTCGCGGGGGCGACCGAGGGCAGCATCGTCGGGTACACGCTCGCGCGGCGGTCGTACGCGAGCGCCCGGGTGATGACGCTCGACCACGACTCGTCGCTGGTGCTCGACGCGCTCTTCAGGAGGCACGAGTGATCTGCTACCTCGCCGGCCCGATGGACGGGTATCCGGACCACAACTTCCCGGCGTTCGACGCCGCGGCGCGGCGCCTCCGCGACCGCGGGTTCTCGGTCATCAGCCCGGCCGAGATCACCCGGAGCATGTGGCGCGTGGGCCTCCCGGCGGCGTCGACCGCGCGGGGCGACGACGAGATGCGCGCCGCGTTCGCGCGCCGGTTCCCCGACGAGGCCGAGCGGCGCGCGAAGTACCTCCGCGCGGACGTCTCCGCGCTCCTCTCGTGCGACGCCGTCGTCCTCCTGCCGGGATGGAGCAGCAGCCGGGGGGCGACGCTCGAGCTGCTCGTCGCCGTGCAGACCGGGCGCCTCGTCTACGTCGACGCGGGGGGCGATCTGCTCCCGCTCCGCTTCACCCCCGACCTGGTCGCCCGGTGGCACTTCCTCGCCGAGAGCGGTCGCGCTTCTCCTCCGTCCGGACCCGTCGCCCCCGTGCCGCCGGTCCCTTCCGAGGAGGAGGCGCCGCTCTCCGTCTGCCGGGAGGCCGACGCCGCGGTGCGCGGCCCGCGGCAGCAGGCGTACGGCGGCCCGCGCGAGAACTTCGAGCGGATCGCCGGCCTCTGGCGCGAGTACCTCGGCAAGAAGTTCCTCTCGAGCTGCGACCTCGGCCCCGACGACGTCGCGTCGATGATGATCCTCCTGAAGCTCGCGCGCCTGATGAACGGCTACCACCGCGACTCGGTCGTCGACGTCGCCGGCTACGCCGCGTGCTGGGAGCTGCTGTCGGAAGAGAAGCCATGAGCGACATCTTCGGCAAGATCGTGAAGCTGGCGGTCAACGTTGGCGTTGGGCTCCCCGTCGCGCTGCTCCGGGACGCCGTGAGTCTCGCCGGCGCGATCGACAACGATGGTCGCCCGCACACGGTCGACAAGCTCCAGCAGATCAAGGACGAGGCGTCCGAGTGAGGACCGAATGAGCGACGACCTGCCGACCTCGCCGGAGATATGCTCCATCTGCCGCGCTGAGGGACGGAAAGAGGCGCTGGAATGGGCTTGCCATCACTCGGCAGAATCGGGAGATGAGTACATCGAGCATGGGCTGCGTGCGCTCGCGGGAGAGAAGCGATGAACGACGGCGTCCGCTTCGTGCTCACGGGCGTCTTCGCGCTCTTTCTCGGGTGGATGGTGACGCGCCTGCTCCTGCACTGGAGGCATGAACGATGAAGACCGAGATACACTCGTGCGACGGCGACTGCGGGCGCGAGACACGCGACTTCTACGCCGAGTCGGGGTGGCTCGTGTTCACGATCGCCAGCACCTCGTCCGCCTTCCTGACGCGCGGGCGTGACGACCGTGGGCAAGCGAAGACGCACTGGAAGCCGCTCGCCGCCGGCACCACGTATCTCTTCTGCTCGCCGCGCTGCCTGCGCGCCTTCCTGGAGCGCGCCTGATGGGCGGGACGCTCCTCGCGCTCGAGCGGCGGCTGCGCGACCCGCAGTACGCCGAGCGCTGGTTCGTCGGCGACGGCATCGACGTCGGGGCGGGCGGCGACCCGCTCGCCGCGCAGGGCTGGCCGCGCGCCCGCATCCGGTCGTGGGACGTCGGGGACGGCGACGGCACCGTCCTCCGCGACGTGCCGGACGAGAGCCTCGACTTCGTCTACTCGTCGCACATGCTCGAGCACGTCGACGACCCCGTGTCGTGCGTCCGCGCATGGTGGCGCGTCTTACGCCCCGGCGGCTACCTGATCGTCGTGGTCCCGCACTGGGACCTCTACGAGCACGGCTGCTGGCCGAGCAGGCACAACGGCGAGCACCGCACGCGCTGGACCGCCGCGCGACGCGGCCCCCCGGTCGGCGCCGACGCGGTCCTCGAGAGCCTGCTCGACGTCGTGAACGTCGCGAGCCGTCACCGCGCGCGGCTCCAGAAGCTCGAGCTGCTCGACCGCGGCTACGACCCCGCGGCGGTCGACGTCGACCAGACCTGCGACCCGCACCGCTGCGAGTGCGGCGTCGAGATCATCGTGAAGAAGGAGTCTCTATGACCCGCGAGCAGCGCGCCGGCTGGGCGATCATCGTCGCCTTCCTCGGCATCATCATCGTCGGCCTCCTCTCGTCGTGCGGAGAAGTCGGGTCGACGGGCTCTATCTTGCGGCACGCCGACGACCCTGAAGCCGGCGTCCGTTGCTACCGGTGGGGCAACTCGTTGGGCATCAGCTGCGTGCGGGTGCGGCCATGACGATCGACCTCGACCGGATCGCCGCGCGTCATGGCAGCAGCCGAGCGGCCCCTGCCTTGAGTCCGCACCGTGACCCTTAAGACCCTAGCCATCGACCACCGTTCCGACCCTGTGGGCCGTTCCTCCCGGGTCGTATACGCGGACTGCCTCGAATGGCTCGGCGCACTCCCCGAGAATACGCTTCACGCCATCGTGACGGACCCTCCCTACGGGGTTAAAGAGTATGACTTCGATCAGCTAGAGAAGCGCGCTGACTGCAACGGTAGTATCTGGCGCATCCCCCCGAGCTTCGACGGTGCGAATCGTCAACCGCTCCCCCGATTCACTGCCCTCAATCCCCGGGAGCGGAAACAATTACGACGCTTCTTTGTCGAATGGGCGAGGGTAGCAGTACACGCGCTGCGCCCGGGCGGGCATGTGATGCTGGCGAGCAACGCGTTCCTCTCCCAATTAGTGTTTGAAGCCTTAGTTGAGGGAGGCCTGGAGTTTCGTGGTGAGTTGATTCGGCTGGTACGCACGCTCCGTGGTGGGGACCGCCCCAAGAACGCGGAGAAGGAATTCCCTGATGTGTCGTCCATGCCGCGCGGCTGCTACGAGCCTTGGGGAATCTTCCGGAAGCCGCTGCCGAAGGGGTTAACGGTAAGCGAAACCCTGCGCCGCTTCCAGACCGGAGGCTTGCGCCGCCTCCCGGACGGTCGGCCCTTCTGCGATGTCATCCGGTGCCAGCGTACCCCTAAGCAGGAGCGGGCTATCGCCAATCATCCGAGCCTCAAGCCGCAGGCGCTGCTCCGCCAACTCGTGTACGCCGCACTCCCTCTGGGCGAGGGAGTGATCTGTGATCCTTTCATGGGCTCCGGGTCCACCATTGCTGCTGTGGAAGCCATGAACCTGTCGGCCATCGGCGTCGAGCGATACGCGGATTACTACGCCTTGGCAGTTGCCGCAATCCCACGTCTCGCCGCAGTCTCTACCGATGTGGAACTCAGCCGGGAGAAAGCAGAGTGAGCTTCAACCGCATCTACGGCTCTTGCGTCTGGGCCCTGGACGACGAAGGCACCTACCATACGTCGTGCGGGGAGGTGTTCTGGCTCGAGGACGGGACGCCCGAAGAGAACGGATGCCGATTCTGCCATCACTGCGGCGCCCGGCTCGTCGTGGTTGAGCTCGAGGAGGACGAAGAGGAATGATCGCCGTCCTCGGAGACCCGATGCTCGACGAGTGGGTCGAGCTCGAGCGTACCCGGGCGAACCCCGAAGCGCCGAGCACGCCAGTCGTCCGCCGCGCGCGGAAGACCGTGCAGCCTGGCGGCGCCCTGAACCTCGCCGCGAACCTCGTGCGCGCCACGAACAGGCTGGTGCACTTCATCCCGTCCTGGCACTGGGCGAACGCGGCTGTCTGCGGGCTGATGACGGACTACCGCGTGATGGTCGCCGCGCAGGACTTCTTAGGTAGCGGCGTCACGCACAAGCGGCGCGTGCTGCTCGACGGCACGCTGCTCTATCGCGAGGACAGGGACGTGCGGCCCGACCCGAGCCGGGTCGCCGACGAGCGGGAGATCGCGCAGCGGCTTGCCTTCGACGCGCCGGAGATGATCGTGGTCAACGACTACGATAAGGGCAGCATCACCGTCCCCGTCGCGCGCGCCGCCGTCGCGAGGTCGCAAAAGGCCGCCCTGTCGTGGTGCGTCCTCGACGTCAAGCCGCGGCTCGCCTTCGCGCTGGGGCAGGAGGGCTTCAGTCCCTACCGGCTCATCGTGAAGATGAACGAAGCCGAAGCCGCCATGATCGTCGGCAAGCAGCCGAGCGCGACGGCGCTGCGCGCCGCCGTCGGCACCGACTGGGCCGTCGTCACGCGCGGCGCGGAAGGCGCGTCGTTCGCCGGGCCGCGCTTCACCAGCGAGGCGTTCGTGACGCCGGGTCCGCGCCTCGTCGAGGCGGCACGCCGCGGGTCGATCGCGGGGGCGGGGGACGTGTTCACCGCGCTCCTCTGCGCCGCGCTCCTGAGCGGCGACCCGATGCACGACGCCGTGCTGCACGCGGTGACCGGGACGACGGACCTGATCGCGCGCTGTCGTCAGACGCTCCTCTTGCCGCCGTGCGCGCCCCGCTGACGGCGCGGCAGGAGCAGGTCGTCGCGCAGCTCTACGAGCGTCACGGATGGAGCTGCGGGCAGATCGCGGAGGTGCTCGGCGTCGGGCGCCGGCTCGTCGAGAACGTCCTGCACCGGCGCGGCGTGGCCCTGACGCACCGGGGACGATGGCGCCGGCAGCCGACGCCGGGGGTGCGCGCCGCGCGGGAGTGGTTCGCGGCGGCGGCGCGGCCGGAGCAGGCCGACGACGTGAAGGTAGAACAGCAGGAGTGGGGCGGCGCATACCGCAGACGGCGCTGCCCGTCGTGCGAGCTCCTGACCGCGTACGTACACCGCTGCCCGCGCTGCGGGCACGACTTCGACGCGAACGTGCGGGCCGACCGCGACGTCGAGCAGACCTACGACGAGGAGACGCACCGATGACCGAACCCGCACCCGAGCAGCCGAACCCGTTCGTCCTCGTCGAGGACTGCCGGTACGGCCGGTTCCTCGTGCCGCCGACCGACAAGTACGTCGGGCAGGCGCTGATGAAGTACGGCGAGTACTCGCAGGTCGAGCTCGACCTCGTGCTCCAGCTGTTCCCGAAGGGCGGGCGCGTCGTCGTCGCGGGGGCGAACATCGGGGCGTTCATCCCGGCGCTCGCGCAGAAGGCCGGCGAGGTCGTCGCGTTCGAGCCGCAGCGCTGGGTGTACCAGCTGATGGTGGCGAACGCGGCGCTCAACGGGCACATCAACGTGCGCCCGTATTGGGCCGGCCTCGGCACGCAGGCGCGCTACGCGTCGATCCCGGTGCTCGACCCGTGGCGCCAGAACAACTTCGGGGCGTTCGAGCTCGCGATGGGCGAGGGCATCGAGGGCGGCGAGCCGGTGCCGGTGTACCGGCTGGACAAGATGCCGAACATGGACATGCAGCTCCTCACCATCGACGTCGAGGGGATGGAGCTCGACGTGCTCCAGGGCGCCGAGGCGACGATCGAGCGGAACCGGCCGGTCATCTTCTTCGAGGCCGACCGGAAGCTGAAGAACCCGGCCGTGTTCGCGTGGCTGCGCGGGCGGAACTACGACCTGCACTGGCACCGGACGCCGCTGTACAACCCGAACAACTGGCGCAAGGACGAAGAGAACGTATACATGATCGACGGCGCCATCGTCGTCGCGGAGAACGTCATCGCGACGGCGAAGGAGCGGAACATCACCCTGGCGGGCTTCGTGCCGGTGCTCGACTGACGATGCTGATCGTCTATAACCTTCACACCAGATATGGTTTCCCGGGCGAAACGGAAGGGTGGTCCGAGCTATGAACACGCAGCTGAAGAACGTGGCGCATCCGTTCGTCGCCCCCGGATACGTCGGGACGACCGTGCGACTGTCAGGTCGCTATGCCTACGTCACGGAGGGCGCGAAGTATGACCTCTGGGAGTGCGGAACGCCGCACGAAGGTAACTGCCCGCACCGCGGCTGCACCTACCACGTCATCATCTACGAGGTGGTTCCGTGAGCGCACTCGTCACCGAGGTCTGGCCGGGCGTCGTGGTCGGCAGCGGTCGGGTCGAGCGCCCGCGCGACGTGATGCGCGACTTCAGTCTCGACGTGGCGTTCATCCTGTCGCGGTCGACGTTCGACGACCTGTGGTACGGCGTGCCGGGCGCGATCCCGCTCTTCATCGACGACGGCCGGCCGCACTCGCACGGCGAGATCGCGCGGCTGATCAGGGCCTTGTCCATGCATGAGAGCGAAGGACTCCGCGTCGGCTTCTTCTGCTTCGCCGGGGTCAACCGGTCGGCGGCAGCCGCGTGCCTCTGGCGCTGGTGGTGCACCGGGCAGCACCCCGGCGAGGCTGCCAAAGAGCTGCTGAAGCTTCGGCCGCAGAGCTTTCAGTACCGGTGGTGGCTCGACCTGCTCGCGACGTGGTACGACCCGATGGTGCGCGGCGACGCTGCGGGGACGAGCGCGTGAGCCTCAAGCTGAGCGACCACCCGACCTACAACCTGCTCGCGCGCGTCGCCGAGTACGAGAAGGCATGCCGGTGGCTCAGGGACAACATGCATCTGCCGGAAGCCGTCGCCGCCGTGTACGCGGCGGTGTTCGAGGGCGGCGGCACGCTCTGGTTCGCCGGCAACGGCGGGTCGGCGGCGGACGCGCAGCACTGCGCGGCGGAGTACGTCGGCCGGTTCCTGCTCGACGGACGCCAGCCGCTCAACGCGGGGGCGCTCACGGTGGACACGAGCGTGCTCACGGCGATCGGCAACGACTTCGGCTTCGACAAGGTGTTCGCGCGGCAGGCCGCGGCGCGCGTGCGGGAGAACGACGGCGTGGTGGTGCACTCGACGTCCGGCGCGAGCGAGAACGTCGCGCAGCTCCTCGCCTGGGCGAAAGCCTGCCGGCCGACGGTCCCGCGCGTCGCCCTGCTCGGACCGCGCCACCGCTGCCAGCAGACGCAGGTCGCCGAGCTGGCGAACGTGGTCGTGTTCGCCGAGGTCGACGGGCCGGCCGTCCAGATGGCGCACATGATGTTCCAGCACCTCGTCGCCGAGATCGTCGACTACTGGGTCGTGAACAAGTTCCGGAGGCAGAAGGCCGCCGTGCCGGCCCTGAAGCACGCGGAGTACCCGCCGTGAGCCTCGAGCTTCACGACCGCATCCGCGAGGTCTTCGAAGACTACCGCGAGCTGATGGGGCTCCATCGCTGGGTCATCAGGTTCGCGAACGGTCGGCCGGACGACCTCGACCCGTGCAAGGGGGCGTGCCTCGCGATGCCGGAATATCGCGAAGCCACGCTCGTCTTCGACCTCGAGCGGTTCGAGACGGGCGACGACATCGAGGAGATGGTCGTCCACGAGATGGTTCACTGTCTCACGTGGGAGATCGTCCACGTCGCCGAGGTGCTCGCGATGGACGACCCGCGGCTGAAGGAGTGGGTCAGGTTCACGGAGGAACGGCACACGACCGACCTGGCAGAAGCGTTCATCCGACTGCGGCACGCACCACCGAAGTTCACCATGCGACCGGAGCTGTCCCAATGAACACGCGCATATCTCTCTTCTTTCTCGTCGTGATCTTGCTCACGATCGGCGGCGTCGTCGGTTTGCCGAATCTCGTCCGTTCTCCGCTCGAGCGCCGGCTCGTCCGGCACGTCTGGGTCAGCGGCCTCGAGGAGCGCAACGTCGTCGGCACCGGCGAGCAGGTACGGCTCCGCGGCATCATCGCTTTCGCCGCTGATCTGACGTTCCGCTCGACGCTCCTCGTCTACCACGCCGACGGGAACGTCGAGCGGAACGACTTCTCCGGGAAGTGGGACGTGCAGCCCGGGCCAGAAGGCAGCGAGCGGCAGATCTGCATAACGGTCCGCACGGGCGACTGGCTCTGCCGGCCGGCGTTCGTGAACGACGACGGCTCGATGACCTGGGGAGGGCAGGTGTTCCTGCCCGACACCCCGGAGCACGTCGACGCCGTCATAGACTCGCTCGTGCACGGCGCCGAGGCACCATCCGACGACGACGACCCCCGGCAGGGGAGCTGAGCCGATGCGGAAGCTGAAAGAGCACGAAGCCGACGCCAAGATGTCGGCCGATGAGATGGCTCGGCTCCAGGAAGTCGTCAGGGAACGCGCGAAGAAGCTGGCGGACGACCCGACGCTCAACCTCTTCAAGGCGGTCCGCGACGTAGGGCTCGCGCCGAAGCCCCGGACGGCGAAGACGGCGAAGCAGACGCGGCGCGACCAGCGCAGGGCGGCGCGGCGCCAGCACGCGATGCGGCTCGCGGCCGAGCAGTCGGACGCGAAGATCGCCCGCGCCAACCTGCACCCGCGGCACCTGCGGAACAACAACGAACAGAGGACAGGCTGACATGGCACAGTCGCTCAACCAGATCACGCTGCTCGGCCGGCTCGGCGGCGACCCCGAGAAGCGGACCGTCGGCAAGGCGACGGTCGCCAACGCGAGCCTCGCGACGTCGCAGTCGTGGAAGGACGCGCAGGGCGAGTGGCAGGAGAAGACGCAGTGGCACCGCATCGTCGCCTGGTCGAACGAGCGGGGTCCTCAGCTCGCCGACGCGCTGATGAAGGCGCAGAAGGGCGACCGCGTCCTCGTCGCCGGGATGATGGAGTACCGGAAGTACACCGACAAGGAAGGGGTCGAGCGGTGGATCGCCGAGGTGAAGGCCCAGGTCGTCGTGCCGCTCGGCGACGGGCGGGGCGGGGCGGAAAAGCCGAGCGGCCCGAGGAAGTTCGATGACTTCCCCGAGCCGCTCGACGGCGAGGACGACGACCTGCCGTTCTAGGCGCCGACCGCCTCCAGCACGCGCGCCCGCGTGACTCGCTTGTTCACCTGCAGGTTCGCGAGCTGATCGAAGATCGGATCGTCCTTGAGAGCGTAGACATCCCGCTTCGGTTCGGCCGCGAGCAACCGCACGGCGTCCGGGGTCTTCACGACCCGGTACTGCCGGCGGTTGTTTCGCAGGAACGCTCTCGCGTGCGCGGGTGTGATGATGTGTCTCATACGCCTGCTCCTTTCTGCCTACTTCCGTCCCGCGTCGGGGTTCGGTCCGTCACTGCGTCGGACCGGGCGACGCGGCGGAACGGTAACACCCCTGCCGGCCTGCCGAAACCCCCGAGAAAACCCCGCTAAAGGGTTCTAAGACGGCGTAAGTCGTTGATATACGGGGGTTTACCACGGTCCATACCCCCGGAACCCCCGTCATGGGGTGTCCTCTCCATCCCGTTTAGTACCAACAACTTATGAGTGAAAATGTTACAATTTTCACTATTTACTTTCTCCGTGATGGAGTATACCGTTATATCCAGGTCGGCGGGGACCGACCCGACGGAAAGGAGAAAACACGGTCCCCGGCCGGTCGAGCCCGCGATCCACCGCGCGACGCGGAGGGCTCTAACGGAAAGGCGCCAGACGGGACCGAGCCGACGGAGCATCGCCAGCCGCCACTCCTCGACGACCGACTCCGGAACCATATCCCCGAACGACCGAGCCACCGCCTTTCGGACCGGCCTGATCCGACGGCGCACAGGGGGAACGAAAACGCCGCGACGCTAGCGACGTCGCGGAGGTGCCGAGGCACCGCAGGATGGCGTGGTGTCTCGGGCAGCAAGCCTGTTGGGCAGGATGCCGGTTCGACTCCGGCACGGCGGTCTCTGAGCCGAGAGGGAGAGCCTGGCAACAGCTACCTGCAAAAAGGAGGGAACAAATGAAAACCGCTAGGGTGTCCGTCGCCGCATGGTTTGTGCAATGCCCCCACTGCCTGCAGGATGTGGCGTGGCGTGACGGCTCCCTCTTGTGGCCGACGGATGTTGACCTTCCCGACACGTGGGAGTGCTTCGCCTGCGGTCACCCATTCGTCCTGCCACGCAAGATGCTTAAGTAGGACACACAGGGACGATCCGTGGACCGGGCTCGTCATCCGTGCCCAACCCCCAGTGAGACAATACGACAATGACAACCAAACAGACTCGCAGGTCGCGTATCCGGGTGCGTCCGTGCGTCGAGAACGTCCGCAGCTGTAACAGCTGCGGCGCTGTGCGGAACACCTACGCAGGTGAGCACGTCGACCTCTACGAGCTGCACGTGCAGCTCGGGTGGAACGCCTCTTCGACCACGGTGTTCTGCGAACCCTGCCTGCGTAAGGTCCACCGCGCCATCGGCGGCGCTCTTCCGGAACCGAAAGGACCGTTCGTCATCAAAGTCGGGAAACGATACTACAAGGCCGATGACGTCCTTCCCGTATCCCGCAGCCGGGCCGCGAAGTTTCAGGCACGCGCGCAGGCTTCGGAGGAAGCCCAGCATATCCGCAACACGTGGGACGTCGACCCGGACAGCGTCGTAGTCTCATCAATCTGAAAGGAGTACCCTATGTCATCGACTCTCGCATCGCTCAAGGCGCAGGCCGCGGACCCCGGCCGCGTGATCGTCTGCCTCGGCCCGTTCGTCTGGGGCCGCGGCCTCACCGGGGCGGAGGCCTACCGCAACGCCCGCAACCAAGGCGTCGCGTCGTACGCTCGCAAGCCGTACCGGTTCAGCTTCTACGACTGCCCGGCCGGCGCCCGGGTCGACGGGATGGGCAACATCGTCTGGGACGACCCGGCGCTCGAGGGCAGGCTCATCGACACCATCACCACCAACCGCTGAGGCCACGATGACCGCGACGCCCGAGCTCGAGAAAGCCATCACGCTCATCAAGAAGCTGCTGGCGAAGGCCGCATCGGCCGAGAAGATCGGCAACGCGCACGAGGCCGCCGCGTTCGCCGCGAAGGCGAACGAGCTGCTGCTGAAGCACAAGCTGGAGATGACCGAGGTCGAGGCCGCCGACCTCGTGTCGGCCGACGACGTGATCGGTCAGGACTGGGTCGACTCCGCCGAGGCCGCCGGGATGCGGTCGTCCCGGTCGCGGTCCGCCTGGCTCGAGAGCCTCGCGAGCGGCATCGTGCGGGCGCACTTCTGCAGGATACTCGTCGTCCCCGGCTCGAAGCAGATCAACTTCGTCGGGAAGTCGATCGACCGTCAGCTCGCCGTCTACCTGTTCCGCGTCCTGGCGGCGAACGGCCACCGGCTCGCGACGCTCCACGAGCGGAAGGTCCGGACCGAGGCCGCCCGTCGCGGCTGGCCGATGCCCGAGCGGCCGCGCAACAGCTTCCTGCTCGGGTACGTCGCCGAGATCCAGAACCGGCTCGCGGCGCTCCGCGCCGAGGTCGAGAAGCGCGGGGGGCAGCACGCCGTCGTTCGGTTCGACGCGGCGACGAAGGCGGTCGACGCCTGGCTGAAGGCGAACATCGAGACGTTCGCGGCCGGCGGCCTGAAGCGCCGGGTGCACGACGCCGGCAGCTACGACGCCGGCAAGAAAGCCGGCAAGGAAGCGAACCTCAACCCCGGCATCGGGGGCGGCGCCCCCTCGAGCCGCGGCACGATCGGCGCCGGGCAGCTTCTCATCAAGGGAGGAAAGTGACCATGCCGCGATTCAGCAACGAGGGACCGGCCGTGAACGAGTGGTACGAGGCAAACGGAGGACGCGAGGGCAGCAGCACGCACGACGTTTGTCGTCGGTGCATCGACCGCGTCGACGAGCTCGAGCCCTACGGCCACGAAGAACCGAAGGGCGACTGGCTCGACACGGAATGCCACCCCGACTACGGCGACGACGAGTACCGCTGCGCCGTCTGCGGTTGCGTGCTCGACGAGCGGAGGGACGGATGAAGATCACCCTGCACGTCCTCCCCGAGGAGGCCGTCGAGCTCGCCGACATCCTCGAGGCCGCCTGGGAGGAGCACCGGCACGAGTGGACCGAGTCGCAGCGGCGGATCGCCCTGACCGCCGCCGGCTCGTGCCGGCACAACGCGGCGATGAAGGGCCGCACCTGCCAGTTTTGCGGCCGGCCCGGCGGGATGCGGACGACCCACGAAGGCGAAGAGATCACCGCACACCTGCGGTGCCTCGGAGACTACATCTACCACCAACGAGAGGAAGGCTCCCGATGACTGCCACTGAACGCAGGTGCTCGATCTGCCGGCTGCCCTACGCGGGCCACGGCAACAACGCGCAGCCCATGAACGACGGCCGGTGCTGCGACGAGTGCAACGTCACCATCGTCGTCCCGGCCCGACTTCGTCTGGACTGGAAGAAGACGATCAACATCAAGCCGGCGCTCGCCGACCCCGACCTGCGAAGCGGTGCCCGGAAGGTTGTTCAACTCCTCGAGCCGCACGAGGAGTTCGAAGGGGTCATCGACGAGCTCCGTGCGGTCGTCGATAACGCCGAAGGCAGAGAGTGGACGACCTCGGACACCGACTACTTCAACGCCGTGCTCGACGAGATCTACGACCGCGCCGACTCGCGGTGCGTCTGGCTCGGACTCTAATAAGGAGGAAACCGTGGCAGCCAGGATACGGCAGGGCCTGAAGCAGGCGCTCGCGCCGATCTACAAGCACCTGTACTCGTGCGTCGGCGGCGAGTCGCGGGCCCGCAAGCATCGCCTTCATCGACCCGACGACGAGGGGCGTCGAGACGGTGAAGCTGCACGCCGTGCAGACGCTGTACAAGGAAGTCGCCGGGCTCGGTGAGCGGGTGTCGCAGCTCGAGCGGATGATGGCCAACGTGCTCGACCAACTCACAACCCCGAAGAAGTGAGGCACCGAAGATGTCACACGAGATCACCAGCACCGACGGGATCGCCTACCGCCTCAGCGAAGGCGACCCGTGGCACGGGCTCGGCGTCGGCCTCCCCGACGACGCGACGCTCGAGGACTACGCGGAAGGCGCCGGGCTCCGGTGGCGGATCAAGACCGCCCCGGTCTTCGCGACGCTCGACGACGGGACGCACGTCGACGTCCCGCGGAAGGTGATGTACCGGAGCGACACGAAGCAGGTGCTCGACGTGATCGGCCCGGAGTACGTCCCGGCGCAGCCGGACGAGGTGCTCGAGTTCTTCCGCGACTACCTCGCGAGCGGCGACATGACGATGACGACCGTCGGCAGCCTGAAGGCCGGCCGGTACGTCTGGGCGCAGGCGAACCTGCGGAAGGGCTTCACGCTCGCGGGCGGCGACACCGTCGACGGGCGGCTCCTGATCGCGAACCCGAACCAATACGGCCGCGGGCTCATCGTCAAGCTCGTGATGACCCGCGTGGTGTGCGCCAACACGATCCGGTTCGCCCTGACCGAGAACGGGCGGCAGATCGTCCTGGCGCACAACAGGACGTTCGACAAGGAAGCGCGCGACGACGCCGCGCGTCGCTTCGGCCTCGCGGCCGACGCGTTCGAGAACCTGAAGCACGAAGCCGAGGCCTTCGCCGCCACGCGGATCGCCGACGAGGCGGACGTGACGCGGGTGCTCGCCGCGACGTGGAAGGTCCCGCTCACCGAGGACGGCGAGGTCCTGATGCGGAAGAGCCGCCAGGTGAAGCGCTGCCGCGAGCTGTACGACGGCGCGGGGATCGGCGCGTCGCTGCCGTCGGCGGCGGGGACGGCGTGGGGGCTGCTCAACGCCGTCACGCAGTACGTCGATCACGAGATGGGGCGCGGGCAGGAGGCGGACCGCGCCGCCGCGAGCATGTTCGGCGACGGCGATAAGATCAAGGGCCGTGCGCGGAAGGCGCTCTGGCAACTCGTGAAGTAGAACCCCCGGGGCCGGGTGCAGGCTCGCGTTCGCAACGGAACCGACGGCTCTACGCGGATCGCTCCACGATGACACCGACTGCACCCCCGCTTCCTCTATCTCTCTTGAAAGGAGCACAAGACAATGCCAGACGCGACGAAGTTCCTCATCTGGAGCCTCGAGCACCGTGCGTGGTGGGCTCCCGGTCGGCAGGGGTACGTCTTCAACCACGTCGATGCCGGCCGCTACACGTTCGACGAGGCCGCCGAGATCACGGTCGGCCACATCCCGCCGGGCGAAGAGATCGCCGTCCCCGACCACGCCCACATCCTCGGGTACGAGCAGCAGCGGCTCGAGCTGATGTTCGACATCCTCCAACGGGAGGACCCGATGAGACACCCCCGAACGAACGTCCACCCCGATGTCGTAGGCTTCGACCTCGTCGAGCTCCACGGCCACGAGCAGGCGCTCGTGATCGCCCGTAAGATGCAGATCACCGACTATTACTACTACTGGCGAGAGGTCGAGCGCGAGGTGCCCGCCCTCGTCCGGCAGAGAGGAGCGACCGTATGACCGCCCTTACCTACCACGGGCACCCCATACAGTTGACCGCCGTCGACGGGAGAACGCCGACGGACGTCGCGTTCCAGCTCTACGACACCGGCACGCTCGATGTCGTCCTCGAGCCAGGCGACGCGACGCGCTACCGGCTCCGGCTCGGGTTCACGACCGCGCGGGACGGCCTCACGGTCGTCAAGGTCGCCCCGTACGCTCCACACCAGGTCTACTGGGCCATCACGTTCTGGGACGTGACGAACGTCCGGCTGACGCCGGACGACTTCGACCGGGTCGAGCGGAACCAGTGGACGCGCACCGTGCTTGCCTACTACATCAACCTCGTGCTCGGGCACGAGAAGGAGGAACGATGACCGGCCTCATCATCGGCGGCGTGCTCTGGCTCGCCGTCATCGCGTTCGGCATCGCGCTCGCCCGCGCGGCCGGGGACGCCGACCGGGCGATGGAGAAGTTCTACGACGAGTGGAAGCGCGGCGGTGGCGGGCAGACCTGGGCCGTCCTGCTCGTCGTCCTCGCGCTCGGCGGGTGCGTCGCGGAGCCGACCGACTGGGAGTGCGGCGGCTGCGTGGCGTTCCGGCCGGCCGAGAACCCGCTCGGCCACCAGACGGCGACGTACTACCCGGCCTGGTGGGCCGAGGTAGAAGCCTGCGTCGGCGCGCGGCGCCCGATCGACCGGGTCCGGTGGTGGTACCTGCCGGCCGACAGCGGCGACGTCCTGAACGTCGCCGGGCGCGCGGCGTGGGGCGCCTACGATCGGTCGGACAATGAAATATGGCTCGTCGAGCTCGCCCTGACCTACGAGCCGATCGTGAAGCACGAGATGATCCACGCCCTCATCGACAGCCCCGGGCACCCGGACGTGTTCGACCGGTGCGACCCGGGGACGATCTGATTCATCGATGCGCGTCGAGGATGTGCTGCAGCAGCTTCACGTCGGTACACCAAAACCCGCCGGGGACCTCGAGTTCCCGGCGGGTCTTTTTTTGCACCGGAGCGATGTCGTCGAGCAAGAACACCTCGTACTCGACCCCGAGGAGGACGAACGCGTTGCCGCCGTGCTCGCGGACGTCGCGCAGGTGCGCGTGCTGCTCCGGCGTGACGTCGATCGCCACGGGCGTCGACTCCCGCGCCGGCCAGCGCGGGACGTACTTCATCTCCACCCACGCGGCCCAGCCTTCCTTCATCAGGAACGCGTCGGGCAGCCCCTTCCGGATCTCCGCCGGGACCTTCCATGCGAGCCACCCGGCGGCGACGAGCGACCGCCGGACCGCCCCCCAGAACGCCGCCTCGTTCTTCACCCATACCCCCTGCAAGACAACGACTTATGAGTCCCTCTAGCACCCCCGGGAGCCCCCTCTCACCTAAGTCATTTAGGGTCAACGACTTATGAGAGACCCCTGCCCGGACCCTGCCCCCGGGCCTCAGCCCCGTCTTGGAGGCGCCAAGGGGGCCGCTTCACCGGCCGCGCGGGTTTCCCTCTGGGCCATCGCCTCGACGGTGTCGACCCGCCGCGTCCCGGCCTCGAAGACGTGCCGGGGAGACGGCGGGGTCCGCCGGCCGTAGGCCGTCCCCCAGATGTTCGTCAGGTCGAAGTCCGAGTGCCTGCATCCCGCAGTTGAGCCGCCCATGCTTTTTGTTCCTCCCGGTGTGAGACGACCGCCCTCGCCAGGTACCGCCACAGCTTTTCCCAGACGTCGTGCCCGGACGCGTCCTTCAACCGCACGAGCCGCCAGACCTTCCCGTCGATCCGGAACACGGCCCAACGGCCGCGGACCTCGGCCGTAGCGACCTCGCGGCCGTCTTCGGAGACGACGAGCCTGGTGCTCATCCCCCGTATCGGTCGAGCAGCAGCGACCGCGCCCGGTCGAGCGGGGTCGCCCAGTCGGCGCAGTGATCCTGACGGACGAGCTGCATCCGCGAGTACCACGGCGTGCGGTCGCCCTCGAGCCCCCAGCGCCAGTCGGGGGCCGCCGGGATCAGGGTAACGATGTCGGGGCCGTCGACCGCGGCGCCGGCCGCGTGGATCGTCGCCGTGTCGACGCAGAGCATCAGGTCCATCTGCGTCGCGGCGTGAAGCGTGTGGCCGAACGTCTTGATGGCCGGCGTCAGGTCGACGAGGTTCGGCGGCGTCCCGTCGTCGACGTCGCGCGCCCGGTCGCCGACCTGAAACGAGTAGAAGACGATGTTCTTGCCGGCCACGTCCGGGTGCGCGAGGACCGCGTCGCGGAACTGCGGCCAGAGGATCGACCTGTAGCGGTCGTTCTTGTGTGCCTTCGAGCCGGCCCACGAGATGCCGACCCGGAGCGCGTTCGGCCCGAGGCCGTTCGGGTCGGGCGGCAGCGCGACGAGCTGGTCGGCGACCGGCCGAAGCCATCCCGCTCCGCCGTACGGGATGCGCGTGTGCTCGAGCTTCACGAAGCCGGTCTGACGCAGGATGCTCATCATCGGCAGGTAGTAGTCAATCTTCCCGCCGCATTCTTCCGGGATCGGGGTGTTGCTCGCGATCACGTAGTCGACGCCCCTGACCTGGGCGAGCAGGTCGACGAGCGTGTCGCCGACCTCGAGGACGATCATCCCCGCCTGGCTGCGCTCGTGCACCCGCTCGAGGAACCGGCTGAACATGATCACGTCGCCCGCGCCCTGCTCGGTGTGGACGTAGAGCGTCCTGCCGGGGATCGGCTTGCCGTTCCAGTGCTTCGCCTTCCCGAAGTTCCGTCGGTTCTCGGCGAGGAACGCGCCGGTCTTCCAGCGGAAGTCGTAGTCGGCGAGCCCGCCGATGTAGTCGCCGAGCGTCAGCTTCGCGAACCCCCGCGAGTATCGCGAGTCGAGGCTCGGCGTCTCGGTCTTGCACGCGTTGATGAGCCACCGGCGCCCACGCACGCGGTCGCCTTCGTTCAGGTACGCGCCGCCGAGCGAGACCTTCGCCTCGATCAGGGAGTCGAGCATCGCCGCCGCGTAGAGAAACCGCTCCTTCGCTTCGGTCTCTTTCCCCATCCGGTGGAGCAGGATGCCGAGGTTGTAGTGTGCCTCGGGCACGTTCGGCATCGCCTCGATCGCTTTCTCCATGATCGCGAGGACCTTCGCCTCCTCGCCGTTCTGCTGCGACAGCGCGATCCCGGCGAAGTAGAGGCACTTCTTGTTGTCCGGGTCGTGCAGCAGGACTTCGCGGTAGATCTCCATGGCGTCCTTCGTCAGGCCGCGCTGGTGCAGGTCGATCCCCTGCTTGAGCATCGACTCGAGCTCGGCCGGAGGATACTTTCGGACGGTCGGGAACGCGATCTTTCCGACGAACTGCGACGCGTCGAGCTCCTCGAGCTCGAAGTGCCCCTGGACGAGGCGCGGGTTGAGTTCGCTCATAGAGGATGCCCGTCGAACGGTTCGACCTCGGAGACCTCGATGTTCATAGCCCGTGCGTACTCGCGGACTCGGACGAAGGCAGCACCCCAGCGGGCGAGTTGGTCATGCGTTGCCCGCGGCGCGACGAACCGCGTGAGGCCGGCCTGCGACATCTGCACGAAGCAACGGTCGCAGCTCAGGAACGGCCACGTGTAGAGCGTGTAGCCTACGACGGGCTCTCGGGCCGTGATGAGCGCGTTGATCTCGCAGTGGATGATCCGCGAGTACTTCTCCTCGCGGTCGGCATAGTGCTCGTCCGTGTCGGGCATCTTGCGTGGGAACCCGTTGTATCCTACCGAGACGACGGTGCGGTCGGGACGGACGATCACCGCCCCGGTCTTCGTGCTCGGGTCTTTCGACCACGACGCGACGAGCCCCGCGAGCTGGAGAAACCGACGGTCCCATCGGTAACGTCGTTCATCTTCGATCATTCGGTCGCTCCCCAGTTAGGGCCGAACTTCGCCTCGGCGATCACGGGTACTCGCATCACGGTGCCGTCCCACGCCGGACGCTTGCCTGCATCCTGCATGATCTCGACGATCTCCCGCATCGCCCGGTCGCCGGCTTCGCCGTGCGGGACCGAGAAGTCGAGCTCGTCGTGCACGGTCAGGTGCAGCTGCACGTCCTCGGAGTCCACGTACCCTGCCCGGTCGATGTCGACCATCGCGATCTTGATCAGGTCCGCGGCGCTCCCCTGCAGCAGCCGGTTGAGCGCCGTGTACGACTTGTAATATCGGTCCGGGTGCCGCGGCTGAACACCGTAACGTAACGCGGCGACGCCTTCCGTGATCAGCCTGTTGCGTCGACCGCCCCACGTGATCACCTTGCCTTTTCGTTCGGCCTGCGACGTGACGGCCCGCATGAGCTGTTCGGCTTCCGGGATGTGCCGGTCGTAGGCGGCGACGAACTCGGCGGCCTCGGCGACCGTGCACCCTGCGGTCTCGGCGATCTTCCCGATCCCGCCGCCGTAGAGCCGGCAGAAGTTCACGTTCTTCGCTTTCCGGCGCTCGATGCCCGCGGTCTCGGCGACCCACTGGTGAAAGTCGATGCGCGGGTCGGCGACGTAAGCCTGCTCCATCGCGCTCGTCGTGCCGCGGTGCCGCGCGAGCACGCCGGCATAGTGCGCGAAGTACCGGTACTCGATCTGCGAGTAGTCGACCTTCAGCCAGCGCTGGTCGTCCCGCATCGGGCGGAAGAGCCCGCGGATCAGGGGCGCCCATACCTTATCGCGCGCCGGGACGTTCTGGAGGTTCAGCGGTCCCGAGCTCGAGAACCGTCCGCTGCGCTTCGCGCCGAACGCGTTGAACTCGCCGTGGATGACGTCGCCGTCCCCGCAGTTATCCAGCACGTAGCCCCGCACGAACGTGTCGCGATAGTGCTCGAGCTGCCGCATCTGCCTGACGCGGTCGCCGATCGGGTGGTCGAGGTTCTCGAGCCATTCCTTCGTGATCGACGGTTTCTTCGTCTTCTCGGTCAGCGGATACACGATCCCGGCCGCGTCGAGTATCGGCTTGAGGTCGTCCGCGCTCCGGTAGTTCGCGTCGCCGTAGTCCGCGCGCCACTTACCGACGAGCACCTCGAGCTGCCGCGTGAGGTCGTCGACGACCGCCTCGGCGCGGGCGATGTCGGCCCGCACGCCGGTCAGGTGCATCTTCAGGAGGACGGGGAGCAGGGCCGTCTCGAGGTCGTAGACGTAGTCGAAGCTCCCGTCGGCGTCGCCTTTCCGGACGAGCGGACGGAGCGCGTCGTAGGCGCCGATCGTCAGGACGGCGTCGTGCGCGGCGTACTCGCGCATCTCGGACACGGGCACGCGCCAGTAGTGCGGCGCGAGCGCCCGGCGCGTCGGCTTCAGACGGCGGCACTCGGGGATGTTCGCGACCATCCACGCATGGAGCGCATCGTCTGCTTTGACGCCGAGGCCGAGCCCCTGCGCGACGTCGTTGAGCGTGAAGCTCGTGCGGTTCTCGTCGAGGAGCGTCGCGGCGATCATCGTGTCGGCGACGTTGTCGACCGCGATGCCCACGTAGGCGAGCATCCGCATGTCGAACGGGGCGTTGTGCGCGACGCGGAGCTGCGTGCCGCCCCGGAGCTGCCCCCGCGCCCAGGCTTGGACGTCGGCGAGCGCGACGTTGTTCATCGCGGCCGGACCGCGGATGCCTTTCGGGTCGCCGGCCCCCCACGAGAAGTACCATGACTGCCCGTCCGGAGCCGCAAGGCTTAAGCCGACCGGACGATCGTTCCATGTCAGGCCGGTCGTCTCCGTGTCGAAGGCGATCCGGTCGTAGCGACGGAGGTCAGGAAGCTCGGGCAAACGAGTGTTCTCTCAGGCGCGGTCGAAGCCGACGGAACGCCCCCGGATAGATCGACCGGGCCCAGTCCCAATTGAAGTCTTTCTTGACATCGTCGAGACGCGAGTAAGTGCGCGATCGCCGGAACGCTTCGAGGATCGGCACCACGCTCGTGTTCGGCATCACGACGTAGCGGCGTTCTCCGCTCCCGAGCCTGATGCGGTAGAGCACGCAGCCCTCGTCGCGGATGACCTGTTCTAGCGAACGCGCGTCTCTCTTCACGGAACGAGCTTCTTGAAGAACGGCATGAGCTGGTAGTCCTTGTTGAACCTGTGCGCGATCAGCGCGGCGTATTCATCGTTCGCCGGGATCGCGGCGATGCCGCCCAGCGCGCACGTGGACGTGAACTTACTCAGGATCGCCGCCTGCTGCAGGCTGACCGCTGGAGATTCTTCGGGCTGCGGGACAGCGCCGTCGCGATATGCGTCGACGAGCGCCCGAGCGACGGCACGGTCGCGCTCGTAGAGGTGCAGGCTCCCGACATGGTGCACGTAGAAGCCGGGTATGACGCCGAGCTCGCAAGCGAGAGTACGTTGAATCTGAGTGAAGTTGAAGATGTCGTACGGCAGGCCGAGCCACGCGTCGTTGCTGCGCATGTTCACGTGCAGGTCGAGCTCACCGTCGCGGACGAACGCCTGCAGCGTGAGCGTGCACGGGACGTCCTTCGTCGGCACGGTGAGAGACTCAGGGCGCCACGGCGACAGCACCCCCTGCCGGGTGTCGGGGTCTCGCCGGAGAAGGTTGATGACCGAGTAGATGTCGCGCACGACCCGCGGGCCGTACGCGCCGAAGAACGTGGCCCCGTCGTCGCTGAAGTCCGCGATCCGCTTGTTGTACGGCGCGATCGACGCGACGTCGTCTCGGCCGCCGATCACCCAGAGCCACTCGGCGACCATGAAGTAGTAGTTGAGCTTCCGTTCCGGCAGGGTGACGACGTTTCTCGTCGGGTCCTCGAGCACGAGCGTGCGGGCGAGCATCTCGCGGCAGGGCTGCCCGCGCGGCGCGACTTCGCAGTAGTCGGCGTCGTCGTTGGTGAGCTCTTCGAGGACGTCGATGTACAGCGCGTTGGCGTCATCGTGCCGTGTCGTATACATAGTCCATCACCCTTGCGATCCTGCTGTGGAGGTCTCCGTAGCTCATCGTGACGTAGTCGAACCAGACGACCGGCGTCCGGAGCCGATAGATCGACGCATACGACGAGTAGAAATCATACATCTCGTGAAACTGCTTGGCCTCGACGAGTAGTTCTTTCCCTTCGTCGACGCGCTTCTGCCAGGCGGCTTGGCACACGTCCCGGGACGGTATGCACAGGACGATGACGCCCTGTTGCTCGAACATGTAGTCGTCGAAGAGCCGGTGCACCTCGCCCCTGAAGACGTCGGGACGCCCCATGAACTTGTGGTAGATCTGCTCGCTCGGCCACGAGCGGTCGACCGCCGTGTCGTCCGGCTGCCCGCGCCGGAGTCCCTCGAATTGCCAGACGACGCGCTCGAGCTGCGTCGCGCCTTCCGGCGGTCCGTTGTGCACGTACGTGAAGTGCGGAAACGCTCTCTTCGCGGTCTGCGTCTTCCCCCCGCCGTCTGGTCCCTCGAGAAGGATGATCACGGGTTCCGCACCTCGCCGGTGCCGCTCGCCCCGATCATGACACGGCCTCGCTGTACCTTGGAATCGATGATCCCGGCGACGTTCGGTGGCCGCCAGCCTTCGGGCTTCTTCACGTCGAGCTTGTTCAGGCGCCTGCTATCCTCGCGCGACGCGACGAGCTCCTTCTCCATGTTCGCGCGGTGAACTTCCTCGAAGATCTCGTCGTGCGGGAGGCCCATCGACGCGCTCGTGCCGTGCAGGAAGTACTCGAGGTCGACGAGGCTGTCGGCGGCCCCCGTCAGGTCGCCGTGCGCGTGCGCGTGCACGAACTCGGCGAGTTCTTCGACCATCATCTGCACCCGGCCCCAGAACACGTCGTCGTTTCCCCGACGCACCTGGATGTACATCTGGACGAGGTCCAGCAGCTCGGTGACTGCGTTCGGCTCGCCGGGACCGATGTCGGCGACCAGCAGGGCGGGCTCGCGCGACTGCGGGATGCGGAACTTGTCTTGGAACTCGCGGACGAGCTCGTGGTTGCTGCGCAGGCTCATCTGAACGTCTCCTTCATGAAATCGTTGATCACCAGGCGGTTGGCAGGACTGTTGTACCACCGCGTCCTGCCGCTCGGGTGCGGGACGACGACGTACCGACCGGTCCACGCAAGGAACGGGACGGTGCTGCTAAGGCCGAACGCACGTGCTACCTCTCGTCCTAGGAGGATGAATCGTGCGTCGGGATACTCCGCGACGAGCTTCGTTGCTTGAGCTCGGGCGATGATGCGGTTTTCGGGCGTCCACGGCCGGGGCGTCGGGACCGCGAAGACGTTGCGGAACGCGACCGGCGTGCGCCCAACGCAGTGCGTGACCCACTCGGTCACGCGGCGCCCGGTGCAGGACGTCGGACCCATCGGGGGGTTGTTGTCCGTCCGGCTCGGCGCTTCTCCGACGAAGACGATCATGCCCCGAGCCCCCGCAGCAGGTCGCGCGCGACGCGCTCGGGCGCGTGAAAGTTCTGGACCTCCTCGTATTGTCCGTCGGCGATCTCCTGCAGCCGATATGCCGAGAGCTCGACGAGCCCGCGCACCGTCTCGACGACCGACTTCAGCTCGTCGGGGTCGACGCTCGAGCGGACGCCGCCGTCCTTCCTGGTGTCGACCGTCCCGTCCGTGTAGGCAAACGTCGACACGCGCGTATAGCCGCCTGCCTGCGCGATCTGGTGTTCCGGCATCGCGACGACGCGTCCCGCGTGCACCGCGTCGAGCGCGGCGTACTCCATCGTGCCGCCGAGCGACGTGTTCGTCATGAACACCCCGACGGCGGGTGTCCAGTCGACGTCGGCGATCTCGTCGGGGCTCCCGTGGTACCACACCGACCGGCCGCCGGGCGTGCGCATCTTCGTCTCGCCGGTGTAGAACTTCTTCGCGTTCGGGTGAGTGAGGTCCGGCTTGCTCACGCGCGGGTGGATCTCTTCAGAATACCCGAGCGCGAGCCCGAGCTCGTAGAGCTTCCACACCGCGGACGGGAGCCCGAACCCGTTGTAGCCCCAGACGTGGAGGTCGGCGCCGACCGCGTCGGCCGACGACCAGAGCACGGCCTGTCCCTTGTTTGACGTCACGCGACCGAGCGTGAGCACGGCCGGCCGGTCCTGGCGCGGGATCGGCGTGCGCTCGACGAGCGGGTGGTAGGGCAAGTATGGGTCGATGAGCCAGTCGATCTTTCGCGGGCTCAGCGGGTCGATGCGGGGCGGCGTCGTCCGCCAGCGCGTGACCTGCAGCTTGCCGGTCCACGACCGAGACGCGAGCGACGCGCGGATCACGTCGTCCTCGTCGGACGGGTAGATGTGGTCGTGCACGAGCGTCGTCCACGGCGTGCGCATCCGCCGCACGACGTCGACGTAGTACGGGAGCCCGTCGACGAGCCCGCTCTTGTGCAGCCCCGGCTGCCGGCAGACGATGTCCGCGAAGATCACGAGGTCGTACTCATCGAGGACGGCGACGGCGTCCCGCACGCGGTCGACCATCCAGGGGTGCGGCTTCCGGGGGTGCCACGCGTTGATCCACCGGCCGGACCGCGAGAACGTCCGGAGGTCGGCCGCGTGGCCGAGCGCCTCGAGCCCCGGCCGCAGGTGCTCGAGCCATGTCGTCGGGCCGCAGATGCGCGGGGCCCACTCGACGAGCGCGATCTTCATGCGATGACCTTTCGCCATTCGGGCGAGGCGGTCCCGATCAGGTTCTTCTCGAGGTCGACGAGCTTCGGGTCGAGCGACGAGACCGGGACGTCTTCGCGTATCCCGCGCGCGACGTTCCGCGCGAGCCACTCGCCGACCGGCGGCATCACCGCCTGCGCCGTCTGCGCGTACTTGTCGCTGAGGTTCGGCCCTTCGAACTCGTACGTGAGCGGGTAGCCGCAGAGGACCTGCTGCTCGAGGAGCGTGATGTACCTGTGCTCCGTGGGGTGGTACTTCGTCGCTCCTCCGGTCAGCGTCGGGCTCGGCTTCGTCGGGTCGAGGCGGACGTCGAGGAACCGCGGCCGCCCCCGCACGCCGCCGTGCGCGTTGCGCTCCCACGTCTCCGGGGGATGCTCTTGCTCCCACATCCGCCGGAGCGAGTCGCCGGGCTCCATCCGGCGGAGCAGGTCCATGTACACCGGGTTGCTCTGCGGCGGGGGCGGCGGTGACCGGTCTTCCTTGATCGTGGCGAAGGCGTCGCCTACCGTCACGTAGTCCCTCGGGTCGCGGCGAGCGTATTCCCAGTCGAGCTCGACGCGAGTGAAGACGCAGAAGAATCGTCGTCGGATCTGCGGGACGCCGAGGTCGACGGCGTTCAGGAGGACGTAGTTCGCCTGGTAGCCCATCCGTGCGGCTTCCGCGGTCAGCATATCGACCATCTCGCGTCCACGCCGGAGCGCCGGCTGCACCGACTCCCACGCCCACACCTTCGGGGGCCGGCCGACCTCGTTCATCTTCACGAGCACGTCGAACATCTTCGTGATGCACGACGTCCTGGGGTCGCGCTTCCAGTGCGTGTTCATCATCCCGACCTTCTTCGAGCTGATGCCGCCGTTCGAGAACGGGGCGCAGGGCGGGTTGCCGTAGATGAAGTCGACGTGCCCCTGGAGCGCGATCGCCTTCGACGGCCAGGTGGCAGGCTCGGTGTAGACCGGGAGGCCGGGGTGGTTCCGCTTCGTCGTCGCGACGCCGTACGGGCCGTCTTCGAACTGCGCCAACACCCGGAAGCCGGCGCGCTTGACCCCGAGAGTAAACCCGCCCGCGAAGATGTAGACCCCGAGCGCTGTCAGATCGTAGGTCACGACTTCTTCCTCTTCGTCCACGGAAGCTTTCCGGCGTTCCGGAGGCAACCGCGAACGTCGGCGATGCCGAACACATAGGCCTTCTCGGGGAACTTCAGGTGGACGGCCTCGAGCAGGGCCTGCTCGTCGGTGATGCCGTCGTCGATCAGGGAGCGGCAGAAAGGTCGCAGGCCGGCGCGCTTCGGGGCGGCTGAGTCGGCCTGCGGGGCGGCGACAGGATCGTCGTTCATCGGTGCACCTTGTAGGAGTGTGTTGAAGCGAGAACTGACCGGCGAGGGTACGGGACGACCGTGATGGTCGTACCACTCGATCTGGAGCCGATACTGCACGATGAGCACGGAGGTGACGTAGTCGGTCGGCCGGCCGAGCACGCTCGCGGCGGCCTTACGGACGACGGCGGGGTCGACCTCGTCGATGATGATCGTCGACAGCAGGTCCGGCTTAAGCGTGAGTCCATGCTCCTCTAACCAGCTCATGAGCTTAGGACCTTTCCGATGTAAGGTACCAATCTAACGAGTCGCAATGCTGTTGTCCACGCCTAGCAGAGGGTTGAAGCCGCCGACTAACGTGAGAGTGTTGTGCGCCCGGGTCGTGCCGACGTACCACACGCGGCGCTCCGGGTCCGGATCGACGTCGAGTTCGCGCTCGGCGTGGTATCCAAGGTCGGTCCGAAGCCACACGTGGTCTGCCTCGGCGCCCTTCGAGCCGTGGATCGTCGACAGCCTGACGCGAGGGGCGTCGAAGAGGCCCGCCGGCCCGAACCGCTCGATGACCCGCCGCAGGTAAGGAACGTCGTTTGTGAGCTTGTCAAGGACGTTGAACCAGGGCGACGAGAACATCAGCTCGGGCCACCCCGCGGCGATGAGCTCGGCGGCGCCGTACTCCTGCGTCGTGATCGAGCGGGCGATCTTCCGCTGCGCCCGGCTGATCCTGTGTTGCGTCGCGCAGCCGAGGATGTTCTCGACTTCTTCGGCCGCGACCGTCCTGCCTGCCCCGAGCCTCGTCCAGGCGACGATCGCGCGCGCGTATGAGTCCTTGATGGAGCTCGACCCGTTCTGAGTAAGAAACGGCTGCCCGTTGTCGCGCAGGTAGCGCTCGAAGTCGTCTCGGAACCGACGCGTACGGTAGAGCACGAGCAACGTCCCGTCGGGCGGCAGCTCGAGGCGGTCGACTTCGGGGACCGTGACGACCGATCCTTCGGCGGCGCGCGGCTGCCAACGTTTCGGCTGCCTGACCCTGACGGCTTCGATGATGCCGTTCGCCAGCTGCCATATGCGGCGCGGGAGACGGTAAGAAACCGGCAACACCTCGACCTCGCCCCGTTGCTCGAGCAGGGCGTGCGGGTCGGCACCCGCCCACGTGTAGATCGCCTGGTCGTCGTCGCCCGCGATGTAGACCCGGCGCGCGTTCGCCGCGAAATGCCAGAGCGCGCGCCACTGGAGCGGAGAGAGGTCCTGCGCTTCGTCGACGATCACGACCTCGCAGTCGAGCACGCAACGCTCGTCGATGCGTTCAAGCAGGTCGGTGAAGTCGAGCAGGCCTTCCCGTCGTTTCCAGGCGGCGTAGTTGTCGCAGAATGCCCGGACCTCGTGCGGCGTGAACGCATATCCCATCCCCATCATAGCCCGATCGACCGATTGGAGCCTCGACCGTCGGAGGTGGTCGAACGCCAGCATGCGGTCGCCGTCCTGCGCGCCGAACACCGGCGTGCCGTCTTCTTCGTTCACGTAGCCCGCGGTGCTGATCGGGTACGGGCAGCCGGTGCGGAACGCATCGAAGTTTCCTTCGTCGCTGACGAGCATCCCTTTCTTGATCCCGAGCGCGGCATACGCCGTAGAATGAAGCGTCCGCACCCAGCGGAGCCGGTCGGCCGTGAACCCGAACTTTTCGAGCGCCCGATGCTTCGCTTCTGCGCGGGCGGCGACCGTGAACGTCAGGTACGCGAGGCGCTCCGGCGCGACGCCGGCTGCGAACTCTCGTTCCATGATCGAAAGCATCCGCGTCGTCTTCCCGGTCCCGGGAGGACCGAAGACCGTCAGGACGTCCATTAGTCGATGATGAACCGCTCGGCGAGCGGCGCCACGTCCTTCGTGAGCTCCTCGAATTCCTTCGTGCGGTGCTCGTGTTCGGCCCGGAGCTGCTCCCAGTTTTTCGCGACGCCTTCGGCGCCGACGGTGAAGATGAACCTGCGCACGTCGTTCGTGAGCTCTTTCAGGAAGCCGAACAGCATCTCGTCGCCGCATCCCGAGAAGTGGTTGAGCTTTGCCGCGGTGGCACGGAGGCAGATGCGGATCGCCCGCGTGTCGTCCCCGGTCTTGTACCCGAAGCCGAGGATCATCGGGATCTCCGGCGTTTCTTCGCCCGGAGCGTCTGTCACCGTGCCTTCTGTCAAGACGTCGTCGTTCATTTGGGTCTCCGTGAGATGTGGATCTCGTCCCTGATGTGTTTTGCTACTTCGGTGAACTCCGGTGGTACGGCACCTCGTCCCCAGCGCGCCGGGTCTTCGAGCCACTCGGCGATCGCCGCGGCGATCGTCCGAGCCGCACGCGTGTTGACGCGCGGGAATTCGCCGGTACGGCTCGCCTCGATGATGACCTGGACGAGCGTCATCATCCCGGTACCGGGTCGCGGAGCTCGCGGACCCGCTCGCACGTGACGATGCCGCCGAGGAGGTATGCCCGCTCAAGCGCGAGGTACACGAGCTTGCGTTCGTTCCCCTCGAACCGGGCGAGAAAGTGTAAGAGAGGCGCGTCGCCGCCGATCGCGGCCTGTGCCTTCGAGCTAGGGTTAGTATCCGGCACCGGGCACCTTCTGTGGTTTGAACGGTTCGGTCTGCTCGTTGGTAGGCTCGGGGACAGACCAGAGCGAGATAGACTTCCCCAGCAGCTCGCGCTTCGTGTGCTGCATCCCCGTTTCTTTGACTAAGATGGCATAGATCTCCGGCAGGTCGAACTTCGCGAACCCTCGTTTGCGCAGGAACGTTACGAAGTCGACCGCCTTGAAATATACCCTGCGGTCGTTCTCGTCGAGCGCCGGGTAGCCGCTTCGCAAGACATCCTCGATCGACTCGCAGCGGAACCGCTGGAGCAAGAAGTCGTCGAGGTAAGTAAGCATCATCCCTTTGTCGCCCGCGTCCTCCGGGGCCGGCTCTTCGGTCCGCTCCGCGAGCATCGCCTTCACCAGGTCGCGCCACTCCTGCGGCTTCGGCGGCTCGACGACCAGGTTGAGCTTGTGCAGGCACGCCGATATGAACTTCGTCGGGCTCTCGAACTCCGCGTGGCTCAGGGACAGCTCCTGCCCGTCTACTTTCAGGCGGTAGCGTGGCGGGTCGGTCAGGACCTTGACGAGGTTCCCGAGCGTCGGGAGAGACGCCCGCCGCGTCTGCTGGATGAAGAACCCGATCCCGTACGGCGCCCGCTTGCACTTCGTCTTGTTGCAGACCTGGCAGATCGGGTGCTGGCTGCACGTGTACGCATACTCGTTGTGCTCGAGGCTCCGGATGATCTGGTCGAGCTCCCGCTCGTCGAGCGGTTCCGGAACGTTTTCTCGGTTGTAGTCGCGGAGCGCTTCTTGCCAATCTTGCGGCCGTGAGAGCTTGAAGAAGATGCCCGCGTTGAGCAAGGCGGTGTTCCGTCCTCCCGACTGGAACCCCTGCGTGTGGAGCTGCTGGAGGCAGGGCGGTCCGTCGGCGAACGGCCCGAAGCTTGGGTCCGCCCAGGTGAGCAGCCGCCGCTCGCCGACGCGCGCTCGCTCCGCGACGTCGAGGAACGCTTCGAGGCCGAGCTTGTCGCCGCCGGCAGCGACGGCGTAACGGTTCGTGTTGCCGTGGTCGTAGTAGGGCAGGTTGATCCAGTTTGCGCCTCGACCCGGCTCGAACCGCGTCTGCTTCGGGAAGATCTCGACGGCCCGTCCGTCGGCGTTGCGGTCGTAGTCGAGCGCCCGGCGGAACCGCTTCATCACCTCGACGACCTTATCGGCCCCGACCGGTTCAGCAAGGAAGAGGTATAGGTGCGCCCCGCCCGACTTGCTCCTGCACACGACGAGCGGCAGGTCGTGCGCGGCGATCTTCGCGACGAGCGCGGCGTGGTCGACGCCGTCGTCGTCGACGTCGAGCGCCGCGAACTTCACGGTGCTGTCTTCACGCAGCGGCGCGATGCCGAGGAACGCTCCCTCGCCTTCGAGGTGCGCACGGAACATGGCGGCCGTCGGGCCGGACGCGACCGTGCGCGCCTGCTTCTGTCCGTCCGCTCCGACGGCCCATCTGCCGTGCAGCGACTGGCTGCCGGCGAACAAGGCGGAGAATCGTCGGACCTGCTCGTCGGTGATGCGTGTCATAGTCGAGATGCGCCGCGGCGGGACTCGAACCCGCCGCCCTCAGAGCTCCTTGGCAAAAGGGTCTAAGGGTGCCTGCCCGAGGCGCGGCTCTACTTCAGAACCCCTTCACGTCGTCGCCCGGCACGTCGTCGACCGGCGCGTCGTCGCGCTCGACCTTCACTGCCACCTTGCCCCTGCGGATCAGCTCGCGGAACTCCGCGGCGCGCTTCACGAGCGCGGGCGACGCGGGCTGGATGTCGCTGCGGTCGACGACAGGCACGAAGAACGTGCCCTTCGGGTTCGTCCTGCTCGCCGTCGTGAGCCGGTAAATGAAGCCGAAGATCGGGAGCGCGTCCGAAGGCGACTTCCCCCGGGTGCTCGGGACGCCCCACTTCTGGTACGTCTGCTCCGCGGTGACGGCGTTCCAGTCGCGCCAGCCGGTCTTGAGCTTCGTCTTCGTCAGGCTCAGGACGATCGGCTGCCAGCCCGCGCCGGTCTCGATCAGGCAGAAGATCTGGCCGGTCTCGATGATCTCGGTGTCGGTGTCCGGGTTGTTGATCGCGGGGATGCGGTTCCGCGCCGCGTCTTCCGGCGTGTCGTGGATCTTCACCAGGCCGCCGCCGGCCTTGCGCGGGCGCCACTCGATGTACTTCTTCTCGGCCGCGACGCGGACGAGCCGCACGCCCTTCTCGCCGGAGAACACCTCGCCGGTGATGCTGTGGACAAGGTCGCCCTGCTGCGCGCCCGGGATGAACTTCTCGTTCCCCCGCTGGATCTCCGGCGACAGGCCCTGGAGGACCCTCAGGAACGGCAGCGCGTAGTCGCCCTGCGTCAGGTCGTCGTGCCCTGCCCCCGCGTGCTGGTCGTAGAGGGCTGCCAGCTCGTTCGTGATCACGCTCTTCGGTGCTTCGTCTTTCTTCGTCATCGCGTTCGTCGTCATGGGTTCCTCGTTGGGTGGGTTTATGACTTCCGGAGCACAGCCACGGGCTCCGTGTACACCTTCACCATCTCCGGGATCTGCCCCCCGGCGTCGCGCTGCTCGCGCGCCCACGCCCGGAGCGTCTGATGGTTGACCGTCGGGACGATCAGGGACGCGAACCCGTTGTCCCTGAGCCACGCGTGAAACGCGGCGGTGTCTTCCTTCGCGACCGAGGCATACGTGTCGGTCCTGAGATGAACGGACTCGCCGCCCGAGAGCTTGAACCCGCTCATCTCGGCGAGCGCGAGCGCTTCGGGGAGGAGCCGCTTCCTGATCTCGTCGTAGCGCTGTTGCTTCGTCTTGCGGACGGCGTCGAGCTCGTCGAGCTCCTCGCCGAGCGCCTTCATCTCGTGGGCAAGCTCGGTGATGGCCAGCACAGGGCCGCCGGGAGATAGGCTGAAGTTCTCGGCGTAGCCTTCGAGATATGACAGGTCCATCTGACGTACCTTTCGGGTAAGGGTTGCCAATATATCAGGTGGGTCTGCGCAGTACCAGGGGAACGAGCACGTACCGGCCCGCGATCGTGCGCGGGCAGTCGACGCGCCCGCAGCTGCGCCTGTAGCTCCCGCACGCGGCGCAGGCGACGCGGTCCCAGCGGAGAGCCCGGACGGCGCCGCGGTTCACGTCGCCCGCCGCGGCGGCGACGGTCGCGAGCGTCGCCGGGTCGCCGACGAGCGCGAGGTAGTCTCGGTCGCCGAACTCGTGCAGCACGAAGTAGTCGCGGGCCGCGGCGAACAGGTCCGCGCCCTGCCCCGCCGGGAGCTGCCACGGGCTCCGGGCGTCGAACATCTGCACGACGGTCCCGAACTCGAGCAGGCCGGACAGGTCGCGCTTCCGGTCCTCGAGCGGGACGAACACGCGCGGCTTCCCGTCGTTCGGCGGCGCGGGCAGGGGGGTGTAGGTTCTCATCATCCGCCTGCCTGGTGAAAGTGCTCCATACTGCGTCGCGAGTCCTTCATTGCCCCGCGCCGGTTTCACCCGGCGCGAGACTGAGTGTCTTACCTCGTCACGTCTCGCCGCATCAAATCCAGTCGGACCGCGTCCTAGTCGAGAACCCATCCATCGCCCCGCGCCGGTTTCACCCGGCGCGAGACGCTACATCTTACCGAATCGGGTCAAACCCCATCACATCCGGTCCCGCCCAACTGTGTCCCATCTTGCCCAATCGAGTCATGTCTTTGTTCTATTCCCACACCAGCTCGACCACGTTGAAGCGGCCGTTCACGCCGCCGTTCGCGGCGCGCATCGCGCCAAACCCGATCATCAGCCCGGCGGTGAAGAACACGCGCTCGAGGTGCTCGGGGGTGATGTCCTCGCTCAGGGCGCCACCGGTCGAGCGACGGGAACCACGCGAGCTCCATCGGCCCGAGCGCACGGTGGCACGCCGTCTCGACCTTCGAAAGAACAGCACGACCGCAGGAGATAACACCGAGCAGCACGCAACCATCATATTGACGGTCACGACATATCCGCTGTGCGATGTTCACCGCCTTACCGGCCTTTACCCGCATCTTCGCGGGGTCGTGCACCACGTAGACACCAGTCAAGTCTCGTCCAACCATATCCAATATCATCTTGGCCAATCGTTGCTCGTCCCGTCTTGCCACGTCACACCCACTCACGAAAGTTATCGCCGTTCACGACGTCGGCCATCGACTTGTTGCTGCGCAGCGTCGCGAGGATCTTCAGGTCGATGTTCGCGTCCTCGGCGACGATGTCGAGGTAGTCGACCGAGTGCTGCTGCGCCGCCCCCTGTGCGCGGTCCTCGCTCTGCAGCCTGTCCTCGAGCGAGAACGAGTTGCTGAAGTAGACGACGTGGCGCGCCGCATGGAGCGGGATGCCGAGCCCGCCGGCAGACGGCTGCCCGACGAGGAACCGCACGCCGCTCTCCGCGTCCTGGAACCGCTTGCGATTATGCGTCCTGCTGTCCTCGTCGATCCCGCCGTGAAACTCGACCGTCGAGTGGATGCCGTAGGTCCACCGCAGCTTCTCCGCGATCAGGGCGATCTCGGGGCGGAACCGCGCCCAGATGACGACCTTGTGCGGGATCTCCTCGAGCTCCTCGAGCAGCGCGTCGAGCTTCGGGTTCGCGCCGGGGATCTTCACGGCCGGGTCGTCCTTCGTCGCCCCTGGCAGGAAGCCGCCGACGATCTGCTGGAGCCGGAGCATCTGCACGAGGACGATCGCGGCCGTCACGCGCTGGCCTTCGAGCTCGGCGATCATCTGGTCGCGCATCGAGTCGTACGCGCGGCGTTGCTCGTCCGAGAGGCGGACGACCCGCTTCGTGTATTGCTTCGGCGGCAGGTCGAAGCATTGGTCGCGCGTCACGCGGTAGCTGAACGGCTTGATCTTCTCTACCAGCTTCTCGACGGCGCCCGGCACGAAGCCGATGATCTGCTTGTTACCGTATCCGCCCATGATCGCGACGTCGTTGCGGAACGCATAGAAGCTCGAGTAGCCGAGGATCGCCGGGTCGAGGAACTGGAACGGCGCGTAGGCATCGAGCGGCGTCTTCGTGATCAGGGTTCCGGTCAGGATGCGCCGGTACGCCGCCATCGACCGGAGCTTGATGATGTTCTTCGTCCGCGCCGCCGACGGTGTCTTGATCCGCGTCGCCTCGTCGACGCCGACGATCATCCTCCGGCCGGCGAGGACCTCGTAGAAGAAGTCCGCCCCCGTAGGGCCCGCGTGCTTGTCCCGCGGGCGCGACGTCGAGAACGCCTCGACGTTCACGATGAGCCAGCGCAGGCCGTCGGCCGGCTCGGCGAGCCGCTGCGCGACCTGCTGCCGCTTGCCGGCCGAGTAGACGACGACGTCCGTGCGCACGTGCGGGGGCGTCCACTCGGGGATCTGCTCTTCCCAGACGCTCTTCACGGAGTTCGGGCAGATCACGACGGCGATGTCGATCTGGCTCCGGAGGTAGAGGTCCGTTGCCGTGTCGATGAAGACTCTCGTCTTCCCCGTCCGCTGCTCCATCGTGAGCGCGTACGCAGGTGCCCCGCGCGAGAGCGCGAAGCCTTCGAGCTGGTGCCGGTACGGCGGGGGCTCGGCGAACACGTAGTCGTCCGTCGCCTGCCGCTCGGGCGGCCGCCCGCGCGCGACGACCTCGTTCGCGAGGTCGAACGCGTCCATCGACCAGCGCGCGTCCTGAAGGTGCTTCCTGAGATACTCGATGTTGACGCGGCTCGGCGAGACGACCCACACCTTCTGCTTCGCATCCCACATCCGGGCATCGGGCACCCGGCGCAGGATCTCGGCCGCCTCGAACGGGGATTGTACGAGGAGCCGGCGTCGTGGGTCTAGCGTGATAGTAGTATCCATCCGTCCTTTCCGCGTCGTAGAACTTAACCCGCGCGGCCGTGAGCTGCCAGCGTCGTTCTTCGTAGTATAGGAGAGAGCCGATAGGAAAAAAATTCAGCGCTGTATTTTCCTTTTATTGGCACTTTCCTATACTATATCAAGTCGAGCTACGGGACTCCGAGGCGCTTCCCGAGCTGCGTCCCGATAAGTACCAGTCCGACCCACGTGAGCGCCGTCTTGACGACGCTAGGCCGTCTGACCACCGATCCGCAGACGTCCGTCCTGACGCGCGTCGCGACGCTGTCTAGCCTTACCCAGTCCGGGGCGGTCACCAGCACGTCGGGGTCGAGCCGTCCGCGGCAGCCCACGTCGACCGTGAGCGGTATCGGGCTCGGCCTGATGCTCCATGACCACGTCGGGGGCGAGGACAGCGACAGCCTCACGCTGACGTCGGCCGGCGGTCCCTTCACGGAGTCGGCGAGGCTCGAGGTGTCGGCCGGATGCTCGACGAAGACGGTGTCCGGCCGGACGACCACGACGGTCGTCGCGGCGCTCCTCCCGGCTTTCAGCTTCTTCCTCAGGGCGGAGTTCGAGTCCTCGAGGAGCGCGAGGCGCTGCCACGCCCGGGCGGAGTCGCCCCGCCAGACGACCTTCGCGGAGTCCCGCGCCGCCTCGGCGTTGTGCGCCGCGACGAGCGCCGCGTCGCGGTCCGCCCGGAGCTTCTGCACGTAGGCCGCCGCTACGACCGCGAGCGCCGCGACGGCGAGGAGGATGTTCTTGACGTTCAGCGTCATCATCGCGAAGCCTTGATCACCGGGAGCGCCCCGGTCGTCTCGGCGTCCTGTGCGCCGAGCTGCCGGAGCGTGTTGGTCCTGCCGAACCGCGGCTTGTGCTTGCCGGCCCAGTATGCGGTCTCGATCTTCGGGTCGCGGAGCCAGATCGGGATGTCGAGGAGCCGCGACCGCATCCCCTCGCGGTCGTCGAGGATCATCGCGGCCTGCATCGGCTCCCCGCCCTGGGCGATCGACTCGGCCGTCCAGGCGTCGGTCGCGGTGAACGCCCCGGAGTGCACCGCGCGGCTCCCGTTCTCGGTGACGGCGATGTCGGTGTGGTGGTGGCCGTACCAAAAGAAGTCGACGCGCGCGTCCTTCCGGCCGACCATCGCCTGCACGCGCGCCTGCTTCCTCGAGAACCCGTACCAGGGGATGCCCCACGTGCCGACGACGTCGTCGCCGTGGTTCAGCGCCATCAGCTTCCCCCGGACGTCGACGAACGCCGACCACGACTTCGGGGCGTGCACGTCGAGCCGGCCTTCGGCCATGTAAGCCGAGAGCCGCGCGGCCATCAGGGCGACGACCATGAAGTCGAAGTTGTCGTGCGGGTCGACGTGGTCCTTCCGCGCCGTCGTTCGCGGGTGGTTCCCCGAGACGGCGACGAGCGAGACGTACGGCACGTGTCCGAGGAGGTACGCGATCGCCTCGGCCTGCGCGTCGGCGACGGCGACGGCGGCCCGCATCGTGTTGCCGAAGAAGTTCCGGTGCTTGTTGCCGTGGATCTCGCCGTGAAGGCTGTCCCCGGTGTGGAAGATGTGGACCCGCTCGACCCCGTGGCGCGGCAGGTGCTCCGTCGCGTACTCGACGAGCAAGCGCGACCATCGCTCGAGGCGGAGGCAGAACACGTCGAAGTTGTAGCGCTCGATCCCCCAGGTCTGGGGCGCGTGGATGACCGCGTCGGCGTGCTGGTCGGTCAGGTGCGCGACGAGGTCGACCGGGTGCTTCCCGTCGACGACCGACTTGAAGTCGACGCTCGGCTCGACGAGCTCGAGCGGCTCGACGACTTCCTCGAGCGTCGCGGCGAGCTGCTCGAACGCCGTCTGCTTCGTGTCCGCCGCGTCGAGCTGCTGACGAAGGCGGGCGATCTCCTTCTCCGCGTCTTTCTGGAGCCGCTCGAGGCGACGCAGCTCGGGGTGGTTCGGGTCGAGGCCGTCGCGCATGTCGGCGTGCGCCCGGAGCGCGGCGTCGTAGCGTTTCCGCCACCCCGGCTGGTCGATGATCCAGTCACGGATCGCCGATGGGCTCGTACCGAGCTCGAGCCCACCCTTCGTGAACACGGAGTGCACCGCTTCGCCGTAGCCGTCTTTTCCGTGAAGCCGGATGTAGTAGTCGGCCATCTGCAGGATGGCCGCGCCGAAGAGACGACGGTTCAGCTTCAACTTCTCGATGTTGCTCATCAGATCCTCAGGGTGTGGTTAGCGTCGTCCCATTCCGTGAGCTGGAGGTGCGGCTTATCCCAGATCTTCTTCCCCCGCGAGCGGAAGTGACGGAGGCCCGTCTCGGCCTCGATCGACAGCGCGGCGTTGAGCCAATCATCCCACGGGTCATCGAGGGTCCACGGCTTTCCATCGGCGCCGACCGGGACGACGTCCACGGCAGCAGACGCGGGTACAAATTTACCGGACGCATCCTTGCGCGTCCATCCATGCGGGGACGTCTCGCAGCTCATCGCGTTCGTCACGATCGGTCCCGGCCGGGCCCAGCTCGACGGGATGCCGGCGTTTACGCACTGAGCCGCGGTCCGTCCCTGCGCCCAGAGCCACTGCTGCCGGACGTGGTATCGGTACACCTCGTTCAGGAACGTCTCGAACCCGAGCTTCTTCATCGCCAGGAGCCAGTCGCCGAACCGACGCTCGAGCACGGGGTGCGCGGTCGCGAGGTCGCGAACGGGCTTGTTGACGTCGTAGCCTTGCGGGGGAGCGATGATCACGGGACGCCTCCTCTCGTTATCGTCTCACAGGGGATGCCGGCTAGGACCGCGTCTACGCGGTTCTGGTAGCACATCCACCGCTGCATCGCGCGGATCTCATCGAGCGTCACGCCGTTCTGCGCGACCTGATCGTCGAGCCTCGCGCTGAGAGTATCGACGCGGGCGGTCAGGGCGATGATGTTCCTCCGGGTATCCGCCATGACGACCGCGGGCCTGAAGTCACGCCAGAGAAACCACAGGATCACCGCGATGGCGACCCCGAGCAACCACGCCCGGGCGCGCGGGGGGAAGAGGTATCCGGCCTTCTCGGCGAGCGTCGTGAGGTCGAGCATTACGGGTATCCTCGAATCGCTTCGAGCTCGACTCGCATGTATGCGTTCGAGCCGTTGTACGTTGCCCCTGCGATGACGAGCGTCAAGTTCTCCCCCGATCCACCCCACGTCACGCTCGTCGGGCCGGTTCCCTGCGCGACCGCGTGCAGGTTGTTCGCGCTCAGGACGCCGACGGCGCCTCCGCTCGCGTTGTAGCCGAACAGGATGTCTTCTCGGTAGTACGCGTTCTGCACCGCCAGGCTCGCGTAGTTATCGTGCAGGTAGATCCGCGCCCGGAGCGCGAACGCCTGCGAGTCGATGTTCGCGAGCGAGAACTGGTACGTCGCCGTCGTCAGGTTGCCGATGAACGTCCTGACGTATCGTCCCGACCCGTTCTTGATGATGAACCCCGGGAAGTGGAACCTGTTGATGCCGAGGCCGAACCACGGGTCGAGCGACGGGTCGAGCACCATCGTGCCTTCGGCGTTCTGCGTCACGTTCAGGCGGATCGGGTTGCCGTTCGTCCAGGCGCCGAGGTGGCCGCGGAGCGTGATGCCCGACGTGAGGTTCCCCGTCGTGCTCGTCTCCTCCGTCCCGCCGCTCGTCAGCGAGTTGAAGTAGAACGGCGTGATCGCGTTCGGAGCGCCGACGTCCTCGTAGTTCGCCGTCAGGTCGAGGTTGATGATCTGGCCGGTCCCCGTCGTCGGCTGGTGCTCGATCCGGAAGAGCGCGCTGTGCGCCGTCGCCGTCGACGCCGCGCTGTAGACGGCGTAGACACGGCCGCTCTTCGTGTCGTTACCGTAGCGCTTGATGACGACAGCGCCGTTGGAGCCGGGGCTCGCGACGGTCTGCTCGAGCCTCACGCGCCCGTCGAAGTCGGTGATGCCGTAGGCGAAGAACGCCCGGCGCACGTTCTTCGCGAGCAGGTCGAACCGCAGCACGTCGCCGTTCTCCTGGGCGACGATGCCGTAGTAGCAATCCTCCGCGACGCCCCGTATGTCGAAGTTCCGCAGGCGCGGCGATGCCGTTGACGCCCCGATCGTCGCGAGCGACACCGCGCCCTTCACGTACACGTCACGGATAGCGACGTCCCCGACCGACGCGGTCGTCGCGCCCCAGAGGTAAAAGGTGTCCATCCCCTTCCAGTCGACGGTGATGTCCGACCCCGTGTCGGTGAACCGCCCGCCGGTCCAGCGGAAGCCGTTCACGTCGGCGTGGTGAACGAGCCGCGGCAAGATCGTCGCCGTCCCGCTCGTCGCGAACACGAACTCGGCGCCGCGCGCGTCGACTTCGACGTTGTACTTCCCGCTGAAGCTGAGGATGTAGATGTCCGCGGTCGACGTGTTCGACCCCAGGTTGTACTTCCCCGGCGGGATGACGAGCTTGCCGTTCCAGGTCGGCAGCTTGTCGATGTACCGCTGGAGCACCGCCCGGTCGTTCGTGACGCCGTCGCGCACGAGGCTCGAGGCCGTGACCACGGTCGGGTCGGCGGCGTCCGGCTTGTTCGCCGTCGGAGACCATGCGATCACGTCGATCTGGGCAGTACCGGTTGCGCTTCCGAACGCAAACTCGAACTGCGGCCTGATGTACATCGTCCCCGGCGGGAAGCCGCCCGGGGCGTTCGGGTCGTCGTAGTTGTTGTAGCCGGGGTCGCCGCTTATCTTTGCGAGGTAGTAGAACCACACCTCGTAGACGTCGGGTCCGGCACCCGGCGTGTTCGTGAGCAGGAGGCGCCAGTACCGACGACGGCTCGACTGCGCCCAGCGCACCCTGTTCCACCCGGACAGCGACGGGGTGAACGTGGTGCTCGCGTCCGTCCACGCGGTCCCGTTATCCGACCACTGCACCTTGAAGTTCGCGGTCGACCCCGACGCGTTCATGTATACCTCGACGCCGCACAGGGCGAGCGGTCCGGGCGACGCCGTGCCGAAGTCGACGACGAAGTTCGCGTTCGCCGTGGCCGTGTCGACGTCGAACGCCTTCGTCGACAGGTTCTGGTCTGCGAGGTTGCTCGACGAGAAGTTGCTGAGCCCGTTGTTCGTGACCGTCCCGCCGCCGGCTTGCGCAGGATAGATCACCCCGCCGTTCACGCCTCGCAGGTAGATCCGCTTCTCGGTCCACGACAGGCTCGTCGTCGTGAACTGCCCGGTACCCGCCGGGTCGTTTCCCCCGGCGCCGGATTCGCCTTCGATCGACAGCCTGTTGAGGTCTCTATCGTATGCGATGAACCCCGTCTTGTAGTTTACCGCGCTCGTCGGCGCGGCGTTCCCCGCGACGTAGCGTACGCGCGACAGCAGGTGGTAGACCGTGCTCTTCTCGAACGGGATCAGCACGTCGTGGCCGTACGCGACGAGCCCGACGGACGTCGAGGTCGGCGCGAACTGGAAGACCTTCCCCCCGTACCGCGAGTCAGGCATCGGGACGATGGTGACGAACTGCGTCGACGTGTTCGGCGCGTTGGAGGCGTACCAGTTATCGAGCGAATCGAACGCGTCGAGCACGCCGTTCGGCCACGGCTTCGAGATGGGCGCCGGCACGATGCTCGTGCTCACCCACGTGCTCGCGCGGCCGAGCGTCGTCACCGCCCGTATCCGGACGTCCCAGCTCTCGCCGGTCGTCACGGGGGCAATGAAGAACTCCGTCGTGCCGCGCGGGACGCGCCCCCAGCTGTCCCACGTCGACTCCGCGGTCTTCTTCGCCTCGATCTCCGTGTAGTCGATGTATGCCGAGACGCTCTCGGTCCACCCCACCCGGATACGCTGCGTCCACTCGCCGTTCGGCTCGACGATGATCTCTGCGTCGCCGGCCGTCAGGACCAGGCCCGTCGGGGCGGACGGCACCAGCAGCGGGTCGGGGAGCGTCGAGATCGGCGGCTCGGTGACCGGAACCTGGTCGGTATAAGTATAGGCATCGCCATCGGCCTGCGTGAGCGTCAGGATCGGCAGGCCATCCGGATTGAGCTGCACGGCCTCGACCCATACCGGGATGTTGAACCCCGGCGTCGACAACTGCAGCTGGGGGATGTCGCCGACCTCGTAGAGCCAGCCGGTCTCATCCATCACCGCCTGCACGATGAGCCCCGCGCGGCTCTCTTTCAGCAGCACCTGCCCGACGCGCTCCGCCTGGTATCCGTTCTGACAGAACGGAAGCTCGACCGCGAGGACGGACTCGTTGTAGTTGTCCGCCGCGAGGTACGGGTTGTAGCTGTTCTGCGAGGTGAGGCGGACGCGCGGCCAGACGCGCTGCTCGATGTTGTATTCTTTCTCGGGGTTGATCCACCGCACCTCGACCTTGTTGTACTTGTCCGCGGCGCCAGGGACGGTATAGTTGACGCTCCGGACGTTCTCATCTTTGATCGTCCCGAAGCCGCCGCTGGCTTCGTGCGAGTGCAGCCGGAACTTCCCGTTCTGGTAGACGAGCCGCCCCCGGAACGTCGAGAGCAGCGCCTGCACGTTGTCGGCGATCGGGCGGTCGGTCGCCAAGAAGCCGTTGCCCTGATACTGCGCGACAGACACAAGCTTTCCGATCCGCAAGGCATTAGCGCTCCCCGCGGTCCCCGACCACTGCGTCCCGTTGAGCGAGATGGTGTTCGAGTCGACGACCGTAATCGTGTAGGTATTTCCCTCGACGTAGTAGGACGTGTCGAGCGAGAACACCCCGGAGTAGACGCCGCCGGTGAAGTCGTTCCGCAGGTCGACGACCACGCGGTCGCCGGTCGTCCAGCCGTGCGAAGTGATCGTGAACCGGATCACCGCCCCGGTCGCCGTCGCCGTCGAGGCACCGCTCACGTTCTTGAACGCGCTGTCCGCGGGCGGCTGCGAGACCGCCGTGTCGCAGACGTTCGCCATCGTCGCGAACGAGCCGTAGTCGATCTCGGACTCGTACCAGCGCACCCCCGAGAGGTTGTTCGTACCGCCCGACGCGGGGGTCACGATCGTCATCGCCCAGTACCGATGCGACCCGGCGGAGGCCCAATGGTAGTGGTTCCTGACCTGCGCCTTGGTCGTCGCGAGCGTGCCGCCGGGGACGTCGGTCCACGCGGTTCCGTTGTCCGAATACCGTACCTTCCACACCTCGTCCCCGCCGAACTCTCCGAACTTACTGACATCGAGCCGGACGAGGTCGACGGCCCGTCCCATGTCGAAGCTGATCTGGTCTCCGGCGGTCGCCCCGACGACGCCGACCCCCTGGCTCTGAGGGTCGTCGTCGATGAGGCCCGACAGGCTCACGACGGTGAACCCGGTGCCCGTGACCGTTACCTGCGCGGTGCTCGTCAGGCCGTCGTAGTGCCGACCCACCCCGGCGCCGTAGACGGGGTTGACCAGGTAGTCGAGCACGTGCAGCGCGGGGTTGACCGTGTAGGCCGGCGCCGCCGTCGGCGCGCGGGGGTCGACGACCTTAGCGCCCCTGACCTTGCACGTGATCCGGGGGATCGACGCGTAGAGGTCGGGGTTATACGTCAGCTTGAAGACGAGGTACGCTACGCCGCGGCCGACGTGACGGGGCGTCCAGGCCGAGAAGATCGACATCGCCCCCGGGACGCTCGTCTGGCCCCCGAGGTACTTCGTGACCGTCGCGTAGCTGCTGAACGAGCTCGTCGCCGTCCCCGCCGCGTTGAACGCGATCTTGTCGTCGAAGTAGATCTCGTCGACCGCCTCGATGTTCTGCTCGCCGGTAGAAGAATGGCAGATCGCCGCGACGATGTACAGGTCTTTGTTGTCCGATCCGGTCGGCCGGATGTCGACGAGCGCGCACCCGACCTTCATCGCTCCGTAGACGACCGGCAGCGGGGCGACCGGGCTCGCGATCGTCTGCCGGTTATCGTGCACGTCTCGGTCGATCCCCTTGATCGGGAACAACGTGCGCGACAGCATCCCCGCGCCGTACGCCGTCAGGGCGAGCGATGCGCCGCCCGTCGGGCCGGCGAAGACGATGCCGGCGACGGTCAGGGCAGCACCGACGATGAATTTCCCGACGTCACCCATCGCGTAGTCTCACGAGTTGCGTTTCGGTCCACATGCTTGCGAGCGGCAGCACGGTCACGGCTTCGTCGACCCGGCTCGACACGACCTTCGCGCCCGGCACCACGACGCCGACGCGCCAGAACGGCGTGTCCGGCGCGACGAGCAGGTCGCCGGCCCGGGCAAATGACGGACCTTCCCGAACGACGGCGCCGAACCCCCTGCGTTCTAGCGCGTCGACCGGCGACCACCCGGACGCGTAGAGGCGGGCGGCGTCGCCGAGCGACCGCCACTCAGGCCAGCCGTCGCGGATCGGGTCTCCCTCGACGTACATCGCGCGGATCGCGTCGAGCGCGAGCGCGTGGCAGTCCGTCTCGCCCCACGCGAACGGACGACCGACGATGCCTTGCGCCCATTGCGCGAGCGCCGCCTGCCAGTTGAGCGTTCTCATCGGCGTGGCCGCCTTATTGATCCTGGCGGCGGCAGCGTCGGCAGGTGCGGGCGCGCGCCCCACCAGATCACCTTGTGCGACAGCCCGGGCACGAACTGGAAGAACATGTCGCCCGGGCACCAGACGTTGTGCGAGTCGACGGACGTCAAGAACCCGCTCGTGTTGTCGAGAAGGCTCAGCCGGGACATCACCTTCCCCTGGATGCGGACCGTCTCGGCTTCGCGCTCGTAGGTTTCTTCGATCGTCCACCCGCCGTTCATGAGCCCTGAGAACACGAGCTGCGGGCTCGACACGATCTGCCCGCCGACGATCGCCGCTCCGTCCGTCGGCTGAAACCGCTCGCGCACGTCGACCGGCGTGACCTGCGTGTGGGTCGACCAGAACGTGAACACGCCCTGCGCGCTCGGCGTCAGGACCGCCATCCTGAGCTTCGCCACGCCGGCGGGGACCGTCGTCGTGAACGACAGCCGCTGCCACCCGCTCTGGACCGTGACCGACGCGCCGTAGCTGGCGGAGACGAATCCGCCCCCGGAGTTGTACCAGAACGCGACGGGACGCAGGAGCTTGCCGACCGCGCTCGAGCCTTCGATGTACGCCGAGACCATGAGCTGCTCGCCGGCCGTGACCGCGACCTCAGCGCCGCTCTGCGGGTTCACGAACCCGGAGTCGATCGCGTTCGTCGTGATCACCTGGAGGCTCGGTGCGCCGTTCAGCGTGACGCTGAGGTCCCGCGTCACCGTCGCCCCGCTCGAGACGAACCCGGTGCTGTCGGTCAGCAACGACGAGTTCAGCAGCCGGTTCGCGGCCTCGGCGACCTGCGCCAGGTAGATGTCGACCGGCCGGCCGATGTACTGCTGCTGCAGTATCACCGCCAACACGGACTGGTCGACGCCGCTCAGCGAGACGTCGAGGCCGGCTTCTCGTATGTCGGTGCTCTCGACCGGCGGCGTGATGCTGAGCACCCCTCCGATGCCTTCCCACGTGTAGCCGTCCCACGAGATGTCCTGCGCAGCGGTCGTGACGCGGACGTCGCCGCCGCCGAACCCGAACCGGATCAAGCCGACCTGCGCCGGGCCGTGGGGCATCTCCCGGTACATCTGCTGAACGACGGTCGAGAGCGCGCGCGGCATCAGGGCACCTCGACGAACGTGATCCGGATGCCTTCAACGTACTCGTCGTTGACCGCAAGGCCGGACTCGAGCGCGGTGATGATCGCGTTGAACGTCACGCTTGATCCGTAGACGACCGCGTTGTTGTCGCCCGGGCTTCCGCCGCTCACGATGGCGGGCTCGATCTGCAGCGCGGCCTGCCCCGAACCGTTCGACACGGCGTCCGCGGTAAGCTCGTACACGAGCGACAGCGCCCCGAACTTCACGAGGTCGCCGGCCTTCAGCACGGTCGTCGAGTTCGGCCAGCCGTCGGTGTTGATGCTGTTTCCGGTCTGCCCCGCGCCGTTCACGAGCGGCGTCCCGCCGCCGGCCCCGAGCTGCGTGCGGTATGCCGGGTGCGCGATCGTGAACTGCGTCCCCGTACGGTAGAGCTGGTGCGCCTGCGCCCACCATGCCCGGTTCACGGAGTCGGTCGCGACGAGCAGGGGAGGATAGATCTCTTCCCAGCTGCGTCCGACCGCGAGCGGCGAACGCGTCTGCGGCTTCCCGGTGCCGCCGATGCTGATGAGTCGGCCGGGCGGCTTCGGAAGCGAGTAGGCGATCGGCCATACCGTGCGCGAGAACGCCGGCATCAGCGGCCTCCTCCCTGCATCTGGTGCGTCAGGTAGCTGCTCGACCGCATCGCGTCGACGACCGCCCCGGCGAGAGCCCCGCGGTTATCGCGCATGAACTCCGCGACGCCTTTCGCGTCGATCGCGCTGACGTTCACGTTGACGTTCGGCGCGAGCACCGGGGCGTTCCCCCCTCCGGGAGGCGCGAGCGCGACCCCGCCGGACGCGAACCGGAACGACGCCGGCCGGGCGATGCCCCGTCCCCCGAGGCCGTTGATGTAGTCGAGCGCATCCACGCCGACGCGCCGCACGGCGGCCGCGTTGATCACGTACTCGCCGTCGGACAGCATCGCGGGGATGCTGTCGCTCGTCGGGCCGCCCGGCCCGCTGATGTACCCGCCCTCGGCGGCTTCGGCGACCTCGGTTTCGACTTGCCCCCCTGCCTTGAAGCCGGGGAACAGGGCTTTCAGGAACGCGTTCGCGGCCATCGTGGCGGCGATGTTCGCGAGCGCCTCGAGCACGGCGCGGCCGAAGTCGCGCGCCGCCTCGCCGAGGTCGGAGAAACCATCGATGCCTTGCTTGAAGAAGTCTGCGAGCGGCTCCTGCGCGCTCTCCAGCAGCATCTTCTTCAGCGACTCGCCGAACGACTCGACCCGTTCCTCCGCGGCCCGGCCTACCTGCTCGCCCCCGACCCCCTGCATCGCGAGGCTGAGACCCTGCGCCGCGGCGGTTTGACCCTGCTTGAAGCCTTCCTCGAAGTTCTCCGTGCGGCCGATCCGCCCGCTGGTGTCTTCGGGGCTGCCGCCAAGGAGCGTGTTGCCGCGCTGAAGCTTAGACCGCTTCTCCCACTCGCGGTTCGCTTCGAGCAAGGCCTGCAGCTCGCGCTCGGCCTGCTCGGCGGCTTTCTTCTGAGCTTCCGCCGCGGCTTCTTGCGCCTTACGCTTCTTCTCCGCCTCCTCGCGGTCCTTGATGTCCGCCTTTAGAAGCGCGTTCGCGGCCTCGAGCGCTTTCTCGTTGTAGCCTTCCTGCGCCTTCGCCGCTCCGGCCGCCTTGTCGACGCTCTCCTGGATCGCGTCGCCGACGCCGGCCCAGGTGTTTTGGAATTCCTTGGTGGCATCCTTGGCGATCTCCCACGCGCCCTTGAAATCGCGCGCCAAGACCCGGTTGAGTATCGCCCAGAAGTTTCCCAGAGCCTCCCCGACCGAGACGAAGACGCCTCCCAGGACCGATCCGAAGACCTCGGCGGACACGATGATGCCCTGGATCACGTTCAACACCAGGCCACCGATCCGGATCAGGAAGTCGAACATCGGGGCAAGCTGCTCCCCGATCGTCGCGGCCGTGTCCTTCAGCCTGTCGCCGAAGTCGTCCTGCCGTCCGGCGGCGCTGTTGACGAAGTCCGCATAGGCGTTGACGACGACCGCGCCCTTCTCTTGCGCCGCGTTCAGGATCGCCTGCGCGCGCTCCGCGTCGGTGAGCTGGTCTTTCGTCTTCCCGATCGAGTTCGCGAACCGCTCGAACAGCTCGTCCGGCTTGAGATTGAAGAACTTCTTCAGCGCGCGGTCGCTGCCGTCGGCCGCCTGTTCAAGGAGCGCGAGGGTCTCGGCGGTGTTGAGGCCCTGCGCGGCGCCGAGGTTCAGGAAGTCCCTGAGCGCCCCCTGCGCCCTGCCGAGGTCGCCGGTCTTAGCGGCGAGCGTCGTCAGCTCGGCGGCGTACTTGTTCGCCTCGACGGCGTCGAGGCTGAACTCCTCGCGCCCGCGGCGCGCGAGGTCTCGGATGAAGTCGAGCGGCGCCCCGGTAAGCGCGGCGGCGCCCTGGAGCCGGCGCATCGAGCCGGTCAGCTCGTTCGCCGCCTCGCGCAGCCTGTTGAGCCCGGCGGCCACGCCCGCGAACGTGAACAGCGCGCCGAGCGGACCGATCTCTTTCGCGAGGGTCTGCCCGAGCCCGTTGATCCGTTCGCGGAACGCCTTGACCGCGCCGCTCAGGCCGCCGAACTCGGCGGCACCTTCCTTCATCCCGGCCGCGAACTCTCGCAGCTGCCGACGCACCTGAGCGATCGCCGCGCTCGCGGCGTTCTTTACGCGTATCGTGATCGAGACTTCCATCGCTCACTCGTCCAGGATGCGGGGTCGGCTCGGCGGCCTGAGCTTGTTCTTCGCGTGCGGCGCCAGCGCCGCGTACGTCAGCACGGCGATGTGGTATTCCTCGCGGGCGACCTGCCGCAGGTAGTTCTCGTATGCGAGCAGGCCGTCACGCATAGGCCACATCATCACCCGGTCTAAAGATCCTGGGTCGTACCCAGAAAGTACACGGATGACGCGGTCAAGCGTCCCGAGCTGCCGTTCTCCCCTGAGCTCGGGCGGTCGCTTATCTCTGGTCGGGCCTTTCCGTTGTTCCCGCTCTACTCTCGGGCCGAAGATCAGGGGGAAGTCACGAACGATCTCGGCCCTGCGCCGAAAAAAGATTGCAGCCCCCCGACGATGAGCCCCTGGAGGACTCGCTTATCCGTCGGGTCGGTCGTCTTCATGAACTTCTCGGCCGTCTCCCGCGCCCACGCCGGCGTCCAGTCGGCGCCGGCCGGCTTCACCAACCCGGCGAGCAGGAGGCCGACCTTTTCGCTCCGGACGATCCGCCGGAGCGCCTCGACCGCGGTCGATTCGTCGCCGCCCTGATGCAGCAGGTCGTGGAGACCGGAGTCCGCCACGACCTCCTGCATGTAGGCGTCGTACGCGAAGGTGTACGAGCCCCGGTCGATGGGCTCGTACACCTCGCCGCCGATCTTGAACATCGATTACGCGACGCCGCGCTCGATGAGCCTGAAGTACGGCATCGACGCGCTCCCGCCGTACGTTCCCGCCGTGTCGTCGAGCGCCACGAGGTTCAGGGTGTACTCGCCGAAGTCCTCGCTGATGAGCCCGACCTCCCCGCCGGGCGCTACCGCGACTCGCCAGACCTCGACGTCCATCTGCGGTCCGGTCGTCGGGTCGGGCACGAAGAGCAGCCTGCCCTCGACCTTCGTCTTCGTCGCCCCGAGGATCTGGTCGAGCGAGAGCGACGCCCGGGTGTACGCGGCCGTGATCGCGGTCGCGGTCGTCGACGCGGTGATGAGCTTGATCACGCCGGCGGTCGAGTCGTAGACGGTGTAGGCCACGGACTGGGCCAGCGTCACGGTGCCCTGCGTCAGGACGACCGAGGAGATGTTCCTTCCGGCCGTCTTGTAGTACCGCCCGTTGACCGCGTTCGTGGTCAGGATCTCGCCGGTGATCGCGGACGAAGTCTGCGCGAACGTGCCCTGGTCGCCCATGAGCGCGAGTGCCATGGACTCGATCGCGTACTCGTTCGACGTGATCGAGATCTGGACTTCACGCTTCCGCGTGACGCGCTTGAGCAGCCCGGCCGCGGCGTCCTGGCTGGTGTTCAGCGAGAGCAGGTCGTCGGCAAGGTTGATCGCGAACTTCGAGCAGTTGCCCAGGTGGAAGTACCCCTGGACCGTGCCCCCGGTGTTGAAACGATCGAAGAACAGCTCGCCCTTGCCGAGCAGGATGTTCTGCGGATCGGGTGCGTTGATGAGCGACATGTGCGTGTCTCCTGCTGGTTAGAGAACGGTGCGCTGCGCCTGAGCGCGCTTGTCGAGAGACTCGATACGGAATACGACGGCGCTCGTCGTCCCGTTCCCTGCATCTTGGATGATCCCGTAGGTCAGGTCGGTCATCCCCATCACCTGCACGTCGTTCCGCTTCGTCGTTACCCCGCTGCGGAGCCAGAATGCGGTCTGCAAGCAGAGCACGACGGCGCGCATCACGTAGTGGCAGTCCTGCACGCGCTGTGCGGCGGTCCGTTCTCCGCGGTGCACGACGAGTACGGCCATCGGCGTCACGCCGCGCGATGCCTCCGTCTGCGCGCTCCCGCCGCGCGTGCTCGTCGGTCCGTCGGGCGCGACGATCGCGAGGATGTCGACGCCGCGATCGAACTGCTCGCCCTTGATCGCCGCTTCGTCCGAGAGCCCGTCGACGATCATATCGACCGTCGGCTGCTCGTCGGTCGGGTCGCGCGGGAGGACGGCGAGCTGCGCGTTGATGCCGATCTGCTCGTTTTTCAAGAGCTCGACGAGCGTGCGCGTGATCTCAAGCTGCATTCTTGCCTCCGATGAACGCGAGGATCGTCTTCGCGATCTTATCGCTCACGACCGTCGGCAAGCGACCCGGGACGATCACGCGGGCCGGGACGCGGTGCGGGCGCTTCCGGTACAGCGGGATCGGATTGCCGCGCCGGTCGACGACCACGAACGTCTTCGCCGTGTACCCCGTCTGGTGAAACTTCGCGTACGGCACGCGCGTCCCTCGAACGAGCGAGTTCGCCGTCACTACCTTTATCGCGTCGGGGCCGAGGCCGAGCTTCACCAGGCTCGCCCAGAGCCGCCCCGTGTCTCGCAAGATGCCGCCGCGTCCGTGCCCGCGTCGCTGACGCAGGATCAGCGTGACCGGAGCGAGCGTCGCCCACCGCTGTCCTCCGAACGACCCTTCGGTGTCGAACTGCGCCTTGAAGAAGTCGTCGATCGTCTTGTTCACCGGCCCCGCGAGCACCGGGGTGAGGTCCGTCAGCGACCTGTTGATGCGGTCGAGGAGCGTCGTCGCCGGCCCGACGTCGACCGTGACCGATACGTTCGGCGCCGTCACGTCGAGTACACCGGGGTCCGGATGTCCCAGAGCTCGAGCCGGTATCCCCAGTTACCGGGCGGAAAAGCGTTGACGACCTCGTCGCGTACTTTCTTGAACGTCCCAGGCCCGTTCTGCGAGACGGACTCGACGTGCAGCGCTTCGTTGCGCTTCCCGAGTCGCCACGCGATCACGTCGGCGATCGTCCGGCGGAGCGCCAATACCAGCGACGCGTCGGTGCACTGGCTCGCGTCGGGGAGGTAGTTTCGCAGCGCGACCCACACGCCGTCTCCGGCGTAGTAGCCGCGCCCGCTGTAGAACACGTTCACGAACTCGGTGCTGACCGGCGCGCGCCTCGTGTACTGCGCGATCACGTCCGTCTCCGCGTCTGCGGCGACGACCGCGAGGTCGTCGTGCACGCGCGTCGACTTCGGCAGCAGGTTGAGCGAGTCGGTCGACGACGGGTCAAAGTAAGTCGTCACTCTTCTTCGTCCTCCAAGATGTCACGCCACATCCGGTACTCCGGACCGGCGAGATGCTCCGGCCAGTTGTCGTCTTCCTCGACGACTTCTTCTTCGAAGTCATCGTGTATCTCGGGGTGCATGTCACCGCGCCACGCGGAGTCGTCAGACCATCGCTGCTGCATCTATCTGCCTCCTCCCCCGAAGTACTCGAGGCCAGCCAGCGTAGCGTCTGGCTGGCCTCGATCTTACCTCGTCCTGCTGCCCCGCCGGTGGATTACGAGATGTACCGGCAGGCCAGGTCCTCGTCGAGCACCTTCACGCCCCACAGCGCGTCGAGGCGGACGTACACCTTCGCGTCGAGTCCCTCGTACCAGATCGTCGCGCGGATCGCGAGACCGGTGATGGGATCGGCGACGCTCGCCACCATCGCGCCGAGGTTGTTCCCGAACATCCGGGCGGCTTCCGGAAGGGGCGCCATCGCCAGGGCGAAGGCGTTGCGGTGGAAGGCCATGTTGTCGTACTTCGCGGTCGACTGCAGCTTGACAGCGGCTGCGGTACCGGACGACACCGCGTCGCGGAACTTCGGCGACACGGACACGGTGATCGCGTTCGACGTCGCCGTCGCGTCGGCGGTGACGACGAAGTTCCTGGCCGCGGTCAGGGCGGCGCCGGACAGCCCGTCGGTGCCGGTGTGACCGACCTGAACGATGTCCCCGACCTTGAGCGTGCCGGAGCAGGTCGAGGCCGCGAGCGTCACGGTGGTGGCGCCGACGGTCACGGCCGCGTTGACCGTGAGCGAGCCGCCCGCGACGGCGAAGGTGCCGCCGGCAGGCTGCGCCTTGACGTTCTGGTTCGCGAAGATCTCGAACCCGAACTTGTCCCCCAGCGCGCCGCGCTGCTGCGCCCCGGAGTCACCGGACCACGACACGCGGTTGAACGAGTCGCAGCTGAGGTAGTACTGCTGCCGCTCGCCGTTGATCTCGGCGTGCAGGTCGCTCGAGGGTACCTTGTTGTCGAACAGCCGGCGGCCCAGGGCGGGCCAGTCGCTGATCTGGTTGGTCGCGGTGCCGGTGTTCTGCGCGACGTAGTACCACGGGATCTGAGTCGCCAGCGCGTTCAGGCTGACGTCGATCTGGTCGGCGACGGCGCTCGCGGCGGGGCGGATGTGCTCCTGCACGATCCGCTCCTGCGTGTACGACAGCTCCTTGTCGGACAGCCCGAACTGCACGCCGTACCACTGGTTCAGCGTGATCGCGACCGAGTCGGGGTTGAGGTCCGTGGTGTTCGCCGAGCTGATCGGCATGGTCTGCGCGGTGAAGTACGTCGGCCGGCGCAGGTTGATGATGGACCCGTACTCCTGGGGGTTCTTGTCGTAGCCCCGATACACGCGGGACGCCATCCCCAGCGCCTTCTCGAGCTGGAGCAGGGCAGTCGCGGCGTAGAAGTTCGGATCGTAAAAGCCAAGGGTGTTCGCCATGGAAAGCCACTCCCCGCAGCCACGTTGTGTGACCGCGGGGAGTGGCTACGGAAGAAGCTCCCGCGCGGCGACTACACCGGAACGATGGTAAGGCCTTCCTTCTCGGCCTTCGCCTGCATCTGACGGTAGAACGGGATGTCGCGGATCTGCTCGGCGGTGAGCCGCAGCTCGCGGCCGACCTGACCCGGCACCTGGTCCTTCCTGTCCTGCCCCGCGCCGGCCCCGGCCTGACGCTCGGACCGGACGAACTCTTTACCGTCTGCGGCTGCCCAGCTCGTCACGAACTCGGCGACCGTCTGGTACGGCATCTCGCCGCTCTGCGAGAACAAGAACGGGTTGCCGTTCGATCCCCTCGCGAACCACTCGCCGTGCTGATCGTCGAAGGCGAAGGCTTCCTCGAGCATCGAGACGATGAGCGGCTTCCCGCCCTTCGTCGGAGCCTTCAGGTACTTCTCCTCCAGCTTCGCGGCTGCTGCCGCCTGGATGATCTGCCCCCTCAGGTCCTTCGCCCTGAGCGCCGCGATGGTCTCGTTGGCCTTCGTCAGCTTCGCCTCGCGGGGCTTGACTTCACGCTCGGCGATCTCCGCCTCTCGCCGCTTCAGCGTCTCCTGGAGCTGCGCCGCCGTCGCGTTGGGATCGAGACCCCAGTGCTGGGTAGCGCGCGTCCTGAAGTCCTGATCTTGCAGCAGCTCTTCTGGGTCACGCCGGCCCTTCAGCGCGTCGAGCTCCTTGCGCATGCGGGCCATCTGGTCGTTGTGAGCTGCTTTGGGATGGAACTTCTCGTCGATCTCCTTCTGGGTAAACAGCCCCGCGGGCTTCTCGACCTGGATCTCCGCGCCGTTATGGATCACGGTGATCAGATTCGCGGCGCCCTGCGTGCTGCCGCCATCGCCGCCTTCGCCAGCCATTTGCCGTGCCTCCTTGAGTTTCGGTCCAAGGGGAGACCGGGCGCCGCGCGTGCGCGCGGGAAGATCAACTTTTTGTTAGGGGAGACCTGCCACCCGGCTTCCGGGGAAGTACTACACGATAATGGTATAAGATTGTACCGTGATATTCCAGGTATCTCAGTACACGGTGTCTGGCGACCCGTCCTCCGGCGGGTCGACCGCCGCGAGCACTAAGTCGAGCTGCTCTGCGAGCTGCCGCGCGATCGCGAGCGCTCGGTCCGGCACGTAGTCGTCTATCTCGACCGTCCGTCCGACGCGCGTGAGGAACGCCGCCGTGTCGGGGTCGGTCGCGCTGCGCCACTCGGCCGTCTCGCGGTCGAACACGAACTCGTCGGCGCCTTGCTTGAGCATTATCATGGATACCTAATGAGATCCCAGATGAAACGGAAGTAGTCGGGGTCGTCGACCCAGAACTTATGAGGGTCTCGCCACATCTGCTCGAGCCCCATCGAGATGATCTCGGTCGCCCCGTCGGGATATGTTTTTCCGGTATACGGGTTCTTGAACTTGTCCGGTCGCGCATACTCGTTTCTTCTGTAACCGAACCCGCGCTTGAGCTTGTTCAACGGCTGTGGCGTCTCGCCCTTCGTGCGTTCTTTCAAGAACGCTACCGCGCGCCGCTGCCACTCCGGCATCTGGTACTCGAGAGCGTGTCCGATCTCGTGTATCACCGTCCCGGCGTCGTCGCTCATCGCGATGCTGATGCTTCGGGTAGAATCGTTGTAGCTCGCTCGTCCGTGTATCGAACGATAACGCACCGAGGCTTTCACGTTGGCAGGCAGCACATCGTTGAGAAATGCCTGCGCTTCTGTCACGACCGTGGACCGCACCGTGTCGGCTTTTCTAAGCTTCGCGGTATCGATGGCGATGCTCGGTGCCCCCGGCGTCGCGATCGCCGCGTGCAGCTCTGCCCGATATGCCTTACGCAACGAGTTGAAGGCTTCGCTTCGAGACTCGTATTCTGCGTGTAGCGCCGTCAGTCTGTGTCTCGCCGCTTCGACCTTACTGCTCAACTCGTTGAGTCGTCTTGTCTCTATCGAAGTAAGAGGACGCTGTTCCAGCAATATCCACCTATCGGTGATCGGATGTTGCTCTGAAAGGTATGTCCTATAGTTCTCGAGTTCTTCACTCATCGCAGAGTACTCGTCGACCACTGGCTTCAGGTTCTTGAGCCTCCAGTCTTCAAGCTCCGTCTCTGCCTTCTGCATCTGCGACAGGTTCGACTTAGCGGTGACTTCTAAGCGCGCCGAGACTTCTTCTACGGTCGGCACGGGTCCGGTCACCTTCGGCGCGACGACGGCGGGGGACGGCGCGGCGGGCGCTTTCTGCGTCAACGCCTGGATGATCGGGTGCGCCTTGATGCGTTCTTTCCCGAGCTTCGGGTCGAACACGCCGTACCACTGAGCATTGCCGGAGATGTCGCCGCCCTTGATCTTGAACCCCAGCTCGGTGTTCATCTTTGCGATGATCTCGTCGCCCGACGCGCCCTGCACGCGGTACCACGCGATCACGTCGTGCTTCTTCGTGATCCCCGGCGGCGGCGCGGGGATCTGCGCGATCGGCACGGTGCCGACGAGCGGAGCCTCCGCGGACGCGGCCACGATCGACCCGAGCGTCGACGGCGGGGCCTGCACCGACCGAGCGCCGATCGTCTGCAACGCGGCCCGTGCGCCCGACGACGCCATCGCGGCCATGGCGTTCTCGGCCACGCGGGCGGCGTTCTCGAGCGCCGCTCTCGTCATCTCTTTCCCGGCAGGGCCGACGGAGTACTTCGGCTTGCGCAGGCGCGGAGGGTTCGGCTTCGGCTTCTTGTAGTCCTCGAGCCCGCGCGACACCGGCATCCGCTCGCAGCGGTCGAACGGGTGCGGGCTGACCGGGACCGCGCTGACCGGATAGATGCCTTTTCCCATCCCGTAGAAGTCCGTGTTCGCGAGCACGTCGCACGCGTCGGGCGTGACCTGCGTCCCGCGGTTCGGCGATAGCTCCCAGCGTACGGCCTTCACGAACGGGTCGGCCGCGAACGCCTGCAGCTCGGCCTCGGCGCGCGCGTTGTGTATCTCGCTGAACGCGATCCGGTCGGCATTGTAGAGCAGCTTCCGCGCCTCGCCGGTGCGGAGCGGGTCGTTCAGCAGCTTGTCGCCGATCTCCCCTGCGTCGCGGAACGCCCGCTGGAACGTCTCGCTCCCCTCGACGTACGGACGAAGCCGACGCGCGAGCTCGTCCGGGCCCATCCCCTCGATCAGGGCGGTCGTCACGATGCGCGTCGCGTCTGCCGCCGCGTCTGCGACGTAGCCGGTGAGCAGTGTCTTCCAGGTCCGGGCGCCGGTGCCGAGGCTCTCCCACACGCCGGCCATCGTCAGGCCAGGCGCCTCGACGGCGCCGAGCAGGTGGTTCGGGACGCCGACCGAGTCGGCGACCATCCGGGTGGCTTCGTTGTGGATGTCGAGGATGTCCGAGAACGACGCGTCGCGCCCGGTGCGCACGACGTCTGAGAGCCTGACGTTGAGCAGCTCGGCTTCTCTCGTGATGACGGCGATGCTGCGCTTGATCGCTTCCCTGCGCGCCGCCATCGCCGCGGTGTCGGGGAGCTGACGCAGCTCCGCGGCGAGCTGCGCGGCATAGCGCTTGATCGCCGTCCCGATCTCTCGGAGCGACCGCTCGGAGAGCGCGCGCTCGGCCATCCTAGCTCTGAGCTGAGCCTCGATGTATGGCGTCGTGTCCATAGCAGAAGAGGGCGACGGCCGTAGGAAGCCGCCGCCCTCTCTCCGGACTCCGTGGAACTTAAGGTTACGCCGTGAACGCCTTCGTCGCCGATCCGCCGATGGCCGCGAGGATCGCCCCGACGAGCGCCGCCACGGACGAGACGGCCTGCGGAACGAAGTCGGCGAACTGCGGGCTGACGACCACCGCGATCAGCGAGAGCGCAAGCCCGATCCACGAGAGCGTACCGTTCTCCACGTCGACGATCGAGGCCGCGAACGCGGAGACGAGCGCGCCGACGAACGCGGCGACCATCGCGATCTCCGGGGAGACGATCCCCGCGAACGCCGGGGACGGCGCGGCCAGCACCGCGAGGACGGCGCCGACGACGCCGAGCCATGCCCATTTCTTACTCATCGTACTTTCTCCTGGTGAGAGGTCGTATCAGCCGTAACCGTGAACTTACAACATCGTACCGCGATTATCCAGGGGGAAAGTTCCCGCCCCCGGCGCGCGCCGTCTGAAGCGCGATCTGGCTCATCTGCTGCTCCTGCTGGTACTGCTGCGTCGCGATCGACTCGGACTCAGCCGCGAGGACGTCGAAGAGCTTCTGCTTCTCGCCTTCGGCCATCTCGACTTCTTCCTTCGAGTCGACGAGCCCGAGCGCGGCGACGAGCTTCATCGTCAGGCGGCTCTTCACGAGCGGCGGCATCGCCCCGAGGTCCGTGAGCGGCTTCAGGTACTTGTTGAGCAGGTAGCTGTCGACCGCCGTCTTGATCTCGTTGTCGTCGACCGGCAGCCCGTCCTGGTGCGCGGCGTCCTTCGCCATCTGGATCAGCGCGTCGCGCCCGACGGGGATAGTCTCGGTCTCGCCGAGGTACCGCTTCCGCATCTGGTCGAGCACCGCGCCGAGGTCGATGCTGGAGAAGTCGTCGCTGCGCTCGACGCGCGCGATGCCCCACTTGTTCTTGCTCTCGCTGAACTCCGCCTGCTCGAGGCGGTAGAACGCGCCGTTCTCGGCGTCGTCGACGCCGGCCTTGAGCAGCTGGAGGAACGCGCCGACGCCGGACGCGACGTCCTGGTTGATCTCCGTCGCCGTCTTCTGCTGCGCCGAGGCGGCGTCGGCGTACATCTTGAATCCGCTGATCCAGAAGTGCTCGACCTTCTTATCCAGCACGTTCGTTGCGTTCGTCGTCGGCTCGCTCGGCGGCTGGATGTACTGGTGCGCCGACGACACGTTCTTCGAGAGCGGCAGCAGGTTCTCGCCCTGCGAGATGCGGCGCCGGAGCCCCTCGAACTGCTCGTCGGTCTCGACCGACAGCACCAGCTTGTTGAAGCCCGCGGTCCGCAGCCCGAAGTCCCGAACCGACTCCATGTTGTACAGGACCTTCATCTTGTTCGCGAGCAGCCAGGTGACGTACCGGCGCACCGGCAGGCAGACGCGAAAGATCGGGAGCGTCGGGTCGCCTTCGCGCGTCTGGTATGCGTAGAACCCTTCGTCGATCTGCTTCGGCGTGCCGTCGGACGTCTTCGTCCAGCGGGTCCAGCCTTCGTGTTCCCATCGTATCCAGGTGTCCTCGGACGCGGGGTCTTCCTCGAGCGTCTTCCGCAGGTCGCGGCCTTCCTTCATCAAGACCGACGTGATCCCGGTCGTCCCTTCGAGCCAGTTGGGGACGCACATCGGGTTGATGATCTTCACGACCGGCCGGCCGCTCGTCGTCGAGAACGTGTCGACGAGGACCCACACCTCGCAGTACGCGATCAGGTCGAGCGCGAGCTGGCGCCAGAGCGTCGGCCACATCGTGCCGCGCCCGTCCGCGTCGTGCCAGAGCATGAAAGCGAGCGTCGACGGGTCCGCGGGGTCGCCGAGGCCGACGACGCCGTCGTCGGCGGTCCACACGCGGGACGCGCGGTCCTCGACGCCGAAGAGCATCCCGCCCAGGCTGTCGACGAGCGTGCCGAGGTGCGGCGTGTAGTCCGTGAGCGCCAGCCGCTCGTCGAACGCCGCCAGCGGCTCCCCCTGGAACCGCCGTGCCAGGTACCGGCGCGCGACGTCCTGGTTGACGACGAGCCCCTCGTAGAAGTCGCGCACCATCTGCCACCGCGGCTTCATCTCCTCGTAGTGCGGGTGCTCGTAGTCGAGCCAGCTCCGCTTCTTGTCCGCCCCCGTGATCGGGCCGGTCGCGGCCGCCTCGACGACGAAGCTCGTCGGCTGTCCTCCCGCGAGGTTAGAGTAGTCGGCCATGGCGTTAGAGCCTCCTCGTCCGTCGGATGATGGCATCGAGGTATGCCGTCACGACCGTCCCCTCGATGACCTGAATCGCATACTGCGTGTCATACTGCGCCTGCCCGCCGCTGATCGCCGAGTCGACGTCGGCGCCGAGGATGTCGGCATAGTAGTGAGGCGCGCTCGTCAGCAACGACGCGTATGCCGTCGCCGTGTAGTTCATCGACCCGATCGCGGCGGTCGCCGTCGGGCTCGCGGCGACGCGGACGATGATCGTGATCCCGCTCACGGCGGTCGCCTGCGCGTTCGCGTTCGGGCTCCAGACGCTGAGGTCGATGCGCTTCGTGTTGTTCGGTACGAGTTCAATCATCGTTCACCCCCACGGTACGCAGCGCCATGGCGCGTGCCTTGATGTCGCGGCGCCACAGGTCGCAGGCGCCGATCGTTTCTTTCTGGTAGCCTTCTGCTGCGAGTACTTCCTTCCACGCCTCGGACGCGACCTCGGCCCGCGTCCACTGCGACCGCATCTGCCACACGCGCCTGACGTCGATCGAGGTCATCGTGCCGGTGCCAGCGCCTACGCCTACGACGAGCGTGATCGTCGTCCCTACGCCCGTGAACGACGATGCGGTCCCGGCCGTTCCCGTCCCGGCGCCCACGCCGACCACGATGATCGGCGCGCCGTCCGACCCGACGAACTTCACCGAGCCGATCGCGGCCCCGACCGAGACGACGAGCTCGGGCGCGCCGTCCGACCCGACGAACTTCTCGAGCCCGGTGCCGGGGCCCACCGTGACGACGAGCTCGGGAGCGCCATCCGACCCGACGAACCGCAGCGTGCCGACCCCGCCCGCGCCCGAGTCGAACGCGATCGCGGGCGCGCCGTCCGACCCGACGAACTTCTCGACCCCGGTCCCCGGGGTCGTCGAGAGAACGACCGCCGGGGCACCGTCGGTCCCGACGAACTTCTCGAGCCCGACGCCGGGCGTGGTCGACAGCACGACCGCCGGGGCGCCGTCCGACCCGACGAACTTCAGCAGGCCGGTCCCGCCCGCGCCCGTGTCGACGATGACGAGCGGCGCCCCGTCCGACCCGACGAACTCGGCCATCGTGCCGACGCCGCCCGACGTCGTGATGATGACCGCGGGCGCGCCATCGGTCCCGACGAACTTCTCGATGCCGGTCCCGGGCGTCGTCGAGAGCACGATCACGGGCGCGCCGTCGGTCCCGACGAACTTCAGCAGGCCGGTACCCGCTCCCGCGGTGATCTGCGACGTCAGGTCGACCGCCGCGCCCGTCCCGACGAACGCCTTCATCGTGCCGGTCCCGGGCGTCGTCGTGATCTGCGCGGTGAGGTCCGGCGCGCCGTCGGCCCCGACGAACTTCAGCAGGCCGGTCGCGGGCGTCGTCGTGACGACGACCGCGGGCGCGCCGTCGGCCCCGACGAACTTCAGCAGGCCGGTCGCGGCCGACACGACGATCGTGACGTCGACCGCAGCTCCCGTGCCCGTGAACGATGAAGCGGTCGAGATCGTCCACTGCGGCACGACGCTGACCGTGTTGAGCAGCTGGCCGTCGGCGGTCAGCCAGAACTTCACGACGTCGTTGTTCGACAGCCCCGCGGTGTCGACGCAGAACTCATACTCTACATACTTACCGTCGCCTACGTCGTCCGAGACCTGGCTGACGTCGTCGGTGATGAACCCGGCCTCGAAGTCCGCACCGCTCGACTTCCCCGCGGGCGCGGTCAGGCGGGCGGTCGTCGCCGTCCCGCCACCAGCGGGGATGTGCGTCGACGCGGCCATCCGCACCTGGTGTGCGGTCGTCAGGCGGGCGACGCAGGCGAGCATCAGGCTACCTGCCAGAGCGTGAACGGCAGCGCTCGGTCCGTGCCGGCAACTTTCTTGATCGTGATGTCCCACCCGTTGCCCAAGATCAGGCTCCCCCCGGGTGCGGGCAGCATGAGTATCGGCGACGGCAGCGGGCCGAAGATCGGCCACGACTCCACGAGCCGCCTCGTGCCGCCCGACGTCGGCCCGGCTTCGTATACCTGGATCAAGTACTCGTCGCCGGCCGCGAGCGCGTTGCCGTCGAGGGTCAACGCGTAGCAGCCCTTATCGGTCGCCGTGGCGGGCGTGGTGCTCGTCGTCGCGAAGCTGTACTCGCTCGTCCCGACCGTCGGGCTCGCCGACGTGAAAGCGCTGATCGCCATGAGCTCACCCCAGTCCGGTGACGAGGAAGTCGTAGTTGCTGTCGGCGGTCGCCAATGTCGTCGAGCAGCGCACGTAGATGTTGACCCCCGAGGGGATGTCGCAGTAGAGGTCGTGGGCCGCGCTGGCCAGTCCGCACCACATAGCCTCGGTCGTCCCGGGCAGGCCCGCCGAAACATTCTCGGCGATGATCACCTTGTTGGAGGCGTCCCCGTAAGCCACGTCAAAGAAAATCTGCTGCGCGTTGGTGCTGGCGTCGTCGAGCTGGAACGTGGGCAGGCAGTACCGCCACCGGAACCCGGTGGTGCCGATCTGCACCCACGCGCCCTCGGCCCCGCTCGTGCCCGGCGTCACGGCCACGCCGCTGCTCCCGGCGACCGTGCCGAGCGTCTCGCTCTTGCGGAAGCTCCGGCCAGCCTCGGGGTGGCGCCCCTTGCCGTAGAAGATGGCACACACGCGCACCGTGCCGGCGGTGGCATTCTGACCCTGAACCCGGACGGCCACCTGCGAGCCCGCCGGAATAAACAGCGGGAGAAACATGTCCACGCCGCCCTGCGCCGCCGTCCCCGACCCGCCGCACTCGAGGTTGCTCACGATCGCCGTGTAGCTCGTGCCGCCGGCCGGGTCGACGCCGATGTCGAGCAGGTGCGGCTTGCTCGCCGTCGAGGTCGCCCCGCCCGTGATCCATAAGTACAGCCCGTGAACGTTCTCCGCGATGTTCGCGGCCGACGCGATCTGCGTCCACGAACCCTCGGACCCGCTCGCGCCGGGCGTGACCGACGTGCCGGGCGTCGTGGACGGCCCGGACTGGTTGGTGTAGCGCCACTGAAAGTGGCTGCGCGGTGCGCCCAGCGTGATCAGGCTCAATGGAGCGTCCTCTTCTGCGCGTCGTTGACGCTGTACTTCACGCCGATGATCTTCTGCGCCGGGTTCCCGGTCGCGTTCAAGATGATCCGCAACCGGACCCGCGTCCCGTCTCTCGTGATCGGCGTGTCCTGTGCCGCGACGAACGTCGACCCCGCCTCGTTGCCGTCGTCGTTCACGAAGCGGTATCCTTCCTGCTCGAGCGTGGCGTCGCTCGCCGGCTTCAGCACGAAGCCGACGATGCCCCACGCGTTCGACGCCGAGAGCGTGCAGACGACGTTCTGCGTCGCGGCCGTCGCCTGCACCATGTACTCGAACCGCGAGTCCGAGCCGTACGACGCGAGGTTCGTGAAGCCGGACCCGACGTCCGGCACCACGGCGTCGTTGCACCAGCCGACGAAGAGCGACCCGCTCGCGGCCGGCAGCATGGAGTTCGTCGTGCACGTCGTCCCGCTCGCCGCCTGGCCCGTGAGCCCCGACCCGTCCTGCGCGCTGGTCGTCGCTACGCCGGAGAACTCGGCGATGCCGAGCCGCCGGAACGTCATCGACGCGCTGAAGCTCGCCGTCACCGTCGCCGCGCCGCCCGCGACGCTCGCCTTGAACCACTGGTCGAGCCGCTCGCTGATGTTCGTCGCGTCGAACGTCACGCCCTGGCCGTACGTGTTCCCCGCCGAGTCGACGACCGACGAGACGGTCCCCGCGTTCGCGCACCCGACGGCGGCGACGGCGCAGTTGCCGGCCGTCAGGTTGCCGGGGAACGCCACGACGGCCGTCGCGCCCGACGCGTCGCTCGAGAACGACGCGACCTGCCCGCTCACGAACGCGATGGCCACGTGCCCTACTCGATCAGCAGCATCCCCCCGGCAGACGAGAACGCCGTGGGGTTGAAGATCGTCAGCCGCACCCGCAGGTTTCCCGCGACGGGGCGCGCGAACGTCAGCTCCCCGTCACGGTAGGTCTGCGGGTTCCCGTCGCGGTCGATCCAGGTTCCCGGGTCGTACGGCGCCAGGCTGCCGAAGATCCAGCTCGCGCCGCCGTCGGTCGAGTACTCCGTGAGCACGCTCATGACTTCGACCTGCGCCGCGCCGTCGAACTCGTACCTCGCGCGCGTCCAGCTCGCAGGGACGACGACCGGACCGAGCACGGTCGTCCCGGCAGGAACGACGAATGCCCCGAAGGTGAACGTCGACGCCATCAGCCGCCCCAGCGGGAGGTACATGTCCACGCCATCAGGAGCAGTAGTCGTCTCACCGTCGTGTCTCCAAAGGAAAAGGGTTGATGGTTCAGTCTTCTCGGTCAAACCATCGGAGGACGAGCACGCCCTCTCGGATGACGGGCCGCAGCCACACCTTGTCGTCCGGCAGCGTGACGCGCAGTTCCTGCGGTCGGACGTTCAGGAGCCGCCGAAGCCATGATCTCATCGTGCCTCGCCGGATACCGTCATGGTCGGCGTGCCGCTCGTGATCCGGCAGGCGACTTCGACGCCGGCCGCATCCTGGTCCCACACTTCGCCGTTCGCCCCGGTCGTCGCCCCGATTCCCGTGGCGCCGGGGTAGGCGAGACACGCCTGCCATGTCGTCGCCCCAGGCACGCGACGCTCGAAAGCATAGCCGCACGTCCCTTCGAGCTGCCAGACGACCTTCGAGTACTGCTCCGAAAACCGTACGCCGCTCGACATACCGCCCGGATGAAAGATGTAACGGTCTCCGTTGATGCATGCGGTCGGCACGCCAGGAGAGATGTCATGATCAGCCACGGAACCTCCTGAGAAAAGATCGGTATTGACGGTAGACACAGGCGCCGTAGGTATCCTCGAAGGCCCCCATGTTCGGCGGATTACGAAGGCTGACCCCTACGATGAAGACGCCAGCACGACGTGCCGGACTCCCGGCAGCCAGGCGGAAATTGCCGCCCGCCGCGTTCACGAAGAGGGGATCGGTGCTGACATCGCTGGCGTCCGGGGTGAACCCGACGGCCGCAGAGCCGCCGGATCGATACCAGCAGTTATGATCCTCGGTGAGGGTGCCGCCAGTCACAAACTTTGCCGCGAA